TGAATATGAACCATAAGATGAACCATAACCAGATGAACTTGGCGCATAAGAAGATGAACTATAATAAGAACCTGAATTTGGTGAACTATAAGATGAACTTGAACTTGGCGCATAAGAAGATGAGCTATAACCAGATGAACTTGGCGCATAAGAAGATGAGCTATAACCAGATGAACTTGGCGCATAAGAAGATGAGCTATAACCAGATGAACTTGGCGCATAAGAAGATGAGCTATAACCAGATGAAGATGAATAATTGTATGGCTGTGATTTCCTATATGAACTAACCTCAGGATCATATGATCTCGCACTATAAGATGAACTTGGCGCACTATAAGATGAACTTGGCGCACTATAAGATGAACTTGGCGCATTATAAGATGAACTTGGCGCACTATAAGATGAATTAGTGTGATCAAAATCTCTATAACTACGGTCGTAATCACTACTATTCCATGTGTCTGCTTCTGTATTTTGATCAAGATCAAAACCTACACCGGATTTTTTGTAATCATTAGTAGCTGGTCTTCGTCTAGGCTTAGGTGGTTTGTATGTGGTCCAATTGGAATATTCACCATATTCATTATATTGAGGGTATTTCTTGCTCATTATATAATAAATATATACTTTATTTTTCCTAAAAATTTATGTTTTTCGTAGACATAATATAAATTTTTATTATTTAACACCACTAATTTAGAACCACGGTTTTAAAACGAGTTCTTTATCTGAATTATTAGACATAACCGGGTGCGAAATTGGTATTGGTAATGTGCTGACGTCATTAATATATGTCATATATCCCTGCGCTTCACTGTAAACCTGTTTAATACAATAATCTAACACCATTTTATTCAATTCTCTTATTTGAGAGCTAACATCAGTTGGCTTATTTGCTGAGTGCTGTAAATAAATACTTCGCATAATTATTTTTAAAGCATCGCAATCTTGAGGACCTATGGTATATTGTCCATTGGATAGTTTATATACCCCAGCTCTGATACCATTTTGTATCATGTTTATGTTTTGTTGAGAGAAAAATGCTAGAGATAATGATGTTTGGTCCCAAAGTCCTTCTGTAGGATTCCTAAATGATGAACATTGATGTGCAGGTATTTTATCATACATTTGAAATAATTGAGAAGTATTGGGTGTTTTAATATCTACTCGTCCATTTAAATTACTATTCATTTATAATACTCAAATAGAAAAAAATATATTTATTTAATTTATATACATGGAAACATTTCAAAAAACTGTTTTATTTTGCGCATTGATTGTTTTAATATTTGCTTTAGTTATAATTGGTGTTGCTTTGAGTAATTCTTCAAGCGCTAATTGGCCACCTATGATTCCAGCTTGTCCTGATTATTGGTTAATTGATGGTTCCGGAACAAATACACAATGTATAAATGTAAAAGATTTAGGAACATGTCCAAAACAAAATGGAAAAGCACACCTAACAATGAATTTTAATTTACCGGCTTTTACTGGAAGTCAGGGGTTATGTAATAAATATAAATGGGCAAATAATTGTGGTGTATCATGGGATGGAATTTCGTATGGTGTTTCTAATCCTTGTTCTTCTTCTTCTTCTTAATCATGAGAGAAAATAGAAATAGAAATATAATTATTTCTTAATAATAATTTTATATATTTAATTATAATTTTAAAAATATAATTAAAAAGAAAACTGTTAAAAATATAATATGAATGAATTAGATATAAATCAAATCCTTAATAGAGAAGAAAAAGCCGCAAATATTAAGAATATATTGCTTAATTTTGAAAAAAATAAGAATAATGTTCTTTTTAAGAAGGGAATTTATGTTTATGGCGACCCTGGAACTGGTAAAACAGCATTTGTAACTAATATACTAAAAGAATTAGACTATGATATTATTAAATATGACGCTGGTGATATAAGAAATAAATCTATTATTGACACGATTACAAAACATAATATGTCTGATAGAAATATAATGAGTCTTTTTAATAAAAAGATTAAAAAGATCGCGATTATAATGGATGAAATAGATGGCATGAACAATGGTGATAAAGGGGGCATTAATACACTAATTAAACTAATTAGGCCAAAAAAGACAAAAAAACAGAAGTTAGAGGAAACCACTATGAACCCCATTATATGTATTGGTAATTATCATATTGATAAAAAAATAAAAGAGCTGATGAAGGTGTGTAATACAGTAGAATTACAGATTCCGTCTCAGCCTCAAGTGTCAGCAATTGTCAAAACATTATTACCAAATATAAATGATACTATTAAAAATAAAATTATTAATTTTATACAAGGCGACTTGAGAAAACTAGAAAATATATATAATATTTATGTTAAAAATCCGGATTTGTTTAATAGTGAAATAATTGAGAATATTTTTCAATTAAAATCCTATAACGATGACACTAAACAAATAACTCAAAAACTGATTAATTTACCTTTTACAATTAATGAACATAATACCATTATGAATGAAACGGATAGAACAATTGTCGGACTATTATGGCACGAAAATATTATTGACGTTATTGGGAAAATGGAAAAAAGTATTTCAATTCCGTTTTATTTAAAGCAACTAGATAATATTTGTTTTTCTGACTATATTGATAGAATAACATTTCAGAAACAAATATGGCAATTTAATGAAATGAGCTCAATGATTAAGACATTTAAAAACAATAAGCTATATCATACTTCTTTTAAAAAGAAACAAATTTTTAATCCCACGGAAGTTCGATTTACAAAAGTTTTGACAAAATATTCAACGGAATATAATAACTCAATATTTATTCAAAATTTATGTCAGCAATTAGGAATGGATAGAAAAGATTTATTTTCTTTTTTCCTGGAATTGAAAAGCAAATATGATGATAACAATTTGTTGGCTCTTTTTGAAAACTATGAAATCACTAAATTAGATATTAATAGAATTTATAGATATCTTGAAAAATATACAAATGAAAATGTAAACGAAGAGGAAGAAGTCATTATTGAAGAACCAGATAGTGATATTGAATAAATAATTATAAATAAATAATTATAAATAAAATTCATAATAATTATTTATTATTTATATAAAATTATAATTAACGACGTCTAGACGCACGTCTCTTTTTATAAGACTTCTTTTTAGAATACCCTTTTTTATTGCGTATTTGTCTAGTTTTACCTCCATAAGGATTTTTCTCACGATCTATTATTTCACCTATTCTTGTAATTAATAGGTCTAATGCTCTTGCTTCAGTTGGAACTTGTATTTGTCTTGATTGTTTTAATAATACTAATCCTTGTTTTATTTGTTCTAAATTGTAACCTTGAAATAAAATATTTTCAAAGTGAGCTTTAGTAAGTTGGTATATTTGTCCTGCATTTAAAATTTTCGGTTGTCCGTTAAATAGACTTAAAGCTGTGTTTACATCCATATTTATATTATTTAATATTATTTAATATTATTTAATATTATTTTTATTTTTATTTTTATTTTTATTTTTATTTTATTTTTTATTAAAATTTTAATAAAAAATAATTCAATTATATTAACGCGAGTTGTGTTTATGTTTTACTTTATTAAAAATGTCAAATAAAATTATTAAACCTATTCCATATTTATATTTTTAATTAATTTGCCATTTGCGCTTGTAGTTGATTCCATCTACTATGAGTATTTTCGCTAATACTTGACTTATTAACGGATTCGTACTGATTTGGCGATTGATAAAAATATGTAATGGTTGACTTTGATTTTGTTCCGGTACAATCGACTACAGAAAAAAATCTGTCCTCGTCTTTAGATCCAACCTTATAATTATAATATACTCCTGTAACAGCATCTCTAATATTACTTCCAATACATCCGCTGGCATAAAGTCCCAACTTAAATATCTTGTTATAAGTCTTTCCCTTTTTCTCTACTGTTGTGGTTCTTTTATAAATATGATAATTTTTATCATGTTGCTTTATAATCTCTTCATTAATCTTAGACTCACTAACACTCATATCATCTCTAATTTCGTCGGTCATTTTATATTAATAGTATTACTATAGTTTAATCTTTAAATTATTTTGTATAATATATTATTTTCTTTTCTTGTTGGATTTTCTTCTCTTGTTGGATTTTCTTTTCTTGTTGGATTTTCTTTTCTTGTTGGATTTTCTTTTCTTGTTGGATTTTTTTCCTCCTCTAAGTTTTTGTTGAACAACAGGTTCTGGCTCAGGAAGAGTTGCAGGAATATCCATCTCTTCATTTTCTTCGTTCATAAAATGATCTATTTCTTCTTCGTTAAAATTATTAACGTTGAATATTGTTTCTAGATTAAATGGTTCATTCATGTTAGGGTTATTTTGAATTTGGTTAAATAAATGAGTAAACAATAGTATAATATGGTTAATTAGACCATTTATTGCTTCAGGAGGAAGCTCATCATTATGAAATTCTTCATTCATAAGTTGAATTAAACTATTTAGATAATTACGTACAATGTTTTTTTGATTATCTGTCCATATTTGATTTGGATGCGCTTGATCCCATAATTGATACCGTCCATTAATAAATTGTGTTATTTCTTGTGGAATATTATTTGGATCCATATAACTATTTAATATAATATATATATATTTATTAAATAATAAATATAATTATTTATTTACATTTTGTTCATTTTTCTTCTTTTCAATTTGGTCCATTATTAATTTTCTTATTTTGTCTTCTAAATACTTAACTTTTTCCTTTAATTGATTATTTTCAAGTGACAGTTCTTGTATAGTGGAACCCATTTGATTCATTTTTTCTTCATATTGGGTAGAACCTTGTTGTATCTTATTAACAATATGATTATATTCATTCATTTGTTTTTGTTGCTTGATTGCCGTATCCATTCTATTCTTATGTATTTCTTGTGTTTGTTTAATAACATCTGGTTTATTTTTTACATGACCTGGTTCGTATTTTTCCAATATAGCATCAATATCTTCCATGAAAAACTTTTTAATTTCGGGTTCTTTTAAAAAATCATCCACAGTTTTATCTGACACTTTTACCTTGTCATTTGGCATATCAAGCAAAGTCTTTTTGTCAAATGTATTTTGAACATGAGAAAAAACTAGAATTGTTTTCTTTGGATCTAATTGAACAAAAGGAATTGTATATTCTTTTAAGAAATGACGTTCTTCTGCTAAACAAGCATTATTATCATAACTCGTTATTTTTAATAATTCTTTTCTAAACGCAAATGTACCTGCGGTTGAATGAGTTGGACCGTAAGGTCCAAATTGATACATTTTATGAATGTGTTTAAAATATATATACATTTCACTTGAGCCAGCACACAATTTTTTAGGATTATTTCTTAATGTATCTACTGCGTGACTAATTCTTTCAGGCGGATAGTAATCGTCATCATCCATGTAAATAATAATATCTCCTTTACATTTTTCGTGCATTAAATTTCTCTTTTTACCTAGAGTCATTTTTTCGTCATATTTAAAATACTTTACTTGGGGAATATGCGAAACTAATTCTTCTATTTTATCATCTCCGTCATCAATAATAATCCACTCTATTTTGTCTTTTGGATATTTTTGATTTTGAAAACATTGAATCATTATAGGAATAAATGGACGTCTGTTAAATGTAGGGGTGCATACACTTACAAATGGTTTCTTTGGCAATTTTTCTAGCTTTAAATTTTGCATAAGTTATGAATTACAATATTAATTAAGTTTTATATTGTAATTTAAATATAATATTTTTATTTAATTCTTTAATTATGCGGGTTTTACTTCGGGTATTTGTACTACCGGTATTTCTGCTGAGGGCATTTGTACCGATGGCATTTGTACCGATGGCATTTGTACCGATGGCATTTTTATACCTGATGTAAAATTTTTAAATTTTGCCTTTCCTTCTTCAAATGCTTTTGCTGCTTTTGCCTTTCCTTCTTCAAATACTTTTTTGGCTTTATCAGCTAGATTACTAATTGTTGTGTTGTCTGGTATTATTTCTGCGCGTTTATTAGGAAGTGATTTTGATAATTTATCCAATTCAGATGATTTATAGAAATCTATTGATATAACTCCAAAATAAATGGCTATTAAAACAACAACAATAATTGCTGCCGCATTGGGTCCAAAAGTAACATTTGCGTTTGTTACAAGAACGAATGATATTAAAATAGCTAAAACATCTTTGTAGTACGACATATTATTTTTAAATATTGTTCCAAACCCTACTCCATCTTTACCATTTAAATTACATTTAAATCTAAATGCTGAAAAAATAACAATAAATATAGCTACTACTGAAACGAATAAACCTAAAAATCCAAATAACATCATAAATAAAAATATAAATAAAATGATTAATCCTACACCTCCCCAATATCCGGATTCTTCTAGACCATAATATTCACTTGATGGATCATGAATATCTTTTTGTATAAATAAACCTAAATTTGTAAACCATAAATAAACAAAATAAATAGGATTCACAAACATTACGAAAACAAATATGAAAAGTATCATTAGTATTGGTCCAAATAAAACTATATAAAAGTCATTTATTTCAAATTCTTTTATTGTATTACACATTTCACTAAATGTACCGTAATTTAATCGTATTATATTTTGCATTATATTTTTTACAAACATACTTAAAACACCAGAATCTTTTTTATCAAGAGAACGAAGTAAATCTAAAATTGAATTTCCTGTTCTATTCGAATTATAATCAAAAAATATTTTTTGACTATATTCACCATCCGCAGTTTCATATATATTTGAAACAACTTTTTGTAAATTAGGTATTTTTTCAGTATATGGATAATATTCTATATTTGTTGGAAATAACCCTGCTTGAGCACTTAATGTAGCATATAATAAAATTGAGCCTAATAAAAAATAAATAAAAGCTTTTATAATGCTTGGAATTATAGCTTGTATATATTGTTTTAATGTTTTTGAATTAACATTAATACCTGATATATTATTAGTTTTTTTGTCGTCTATTGCCGATGAATCACTTGTTGTTGTTGTTGTTGTTGATGTTGACATTACTATATTAAAATGATATAAAATTATTTGAGGGTTTTAATTAAAAACTAATTTAGTTAAGCTAAAATAAAATAAAATAAAATATAAAATATAAAATAAATATATGAGTATTTCTAAAAATCAATATAGTACATTATTATTGTTTATTTTATCATCTTTGATTTTATTAGGTATATTTAAATGGATTAATTATTTAGTAGAAAATGGGTATTTTTATATGGCCTCTATTAATGAAGGATTAACTACTACTTCATCTTGTAGTAATTTTTGTGGTCCAACTGCACGTTGTTTTTCAACAGGACAACAATGCACATCTGATATTGATTGTCCTGGTTGTCAATCAAGCCCTCCTCAATCTCAAACAGATTCACAATATACTCCTAATGTTCCTGGAAATGATAATGCGGGTAAATTAGATTATAAACCAGGTTATTCAACATTGACAAGTGATATAGGTTCAACGGCAACAATATATAACGATAAATTAAGTAAGCCAGTTCAAGCAAATTTTGGAGAAAATACGTGGATTGATAAATTTAATGAAAGCAGACAGTTATTTGATAAACGTTATAAACCGGCAGGATTGGAAAATATGCCTTCTTATCCAAATCGTCCATCTGCCACAGGTGAATTTATAGATGAAGGACCATTAGCATCAAATGATTATTTAAAATAATTAATTATATATTCATAATTATATATTCATATTATATATATATATTACGACAATGTCTTATTCTTCGTATGGATCTTCTCCTTATGGATCTTCTCCTTATGGTGATTATCATTCTTCAGATTATGGTTCTAGTTCAAAGCAATCTTTTTTTGAAAATGCTATGAATGGGAATTTAGCGAATCTACAAATTAGATTGAGTGAACGACCTGCTATTGACGTAAACGAAGTAAATATTAATTATTTCAATAATTATCATAGAAGATTTACACCTTTTATGGTAGCACTACGTTACGGACAGTTAGAGGTTGTAAGATTACTCATTGAATATGGTGCTGATGTAAATATGAGTGAAAAACCTTCTGGTAACACACCACTTCACTTGGCACTAGAAATGCCTAATGTTAATAATATTGAAATAGTACAACTTCTTTTAAGCAGGGGTTCTAATCCTAACACACCGAATAATTACGGAGTTACACCTATTCAGCTCGCACAACAAATAGGTAATACTGATATTGTTAATATTATAGAACGATGGCCAACATTAAGTACTATACCAATATTACAAGACCTTAATATATATAATAGTTTAGATCTTGGTAATATTGTTGATGATTTACATCAATATCGTGTTGGTCCTCCTCTCAAAGGTGGCAGAGGAAAAAGAAGAAAAACACGTAAAACAATGAAAAAAAGAAAAACTTTGAAAAATAAAATAAATTTTTAAATTTTATAATATATATATTATATTATAAAATGTCAAACTATGGTTATGGTGGTCCTGCTCCTCCTAACCCTTATAAAATACCTGGTCCTAATATAAGTTATTTATACCATGCCGCCGAAGAAGGAGATTTGGAAAAAGTAAAATCTTTAATAGAAGACGAAAACATAAAAAAATATATTAACCTTGGTAACCCTGAAAATTTAGATTATACACCTCTTATGATATCATCATTACATGGCCATACAGATGTAGTAGGTATTCTGCTTAAAAATGGAGCAGACGCAAATCAGATTAACACACGATTATCAGGAGAAACTCCAATTCATATGGCAGCCTCTAATGGCCATATTCCAGTAATAGAACATCTTTTAAATATTGGTAACGGCGATATCAATACAGAAGACAAACAAGGAAGAACACCTATTTATTATGCGGCACTTTATGGTCAAATTCATGTAGTAGATTTTTTGTTGGGTCGTGGTATTGATATAAACCAAGTTTATAAAGACGGTGATAATCTTCTTCATCAAGTAGCATGGAATGGTCATTTTGAGTTTGCACGGTTTTTGTTGGATCGTGGTATAGAAGTCAACGCAAGAAACAATAAAGGAGAAACGCCTCTTATCAAAGCATTACATATTGGTAATAATAATATTAATTTGATACAGTTGCTTTTAGAACGTGGCGCAAATGTCAACTTGGCAGACAATGACGGAAAAACACCACTTTATTATGCGTGTGCAAATAATAATACAAACTTAGTTCTAATTTGCTTGATTGCAGGAGCTAAAATAAAAACTGCTGACAGGGCTATAGCAAGGGAAAAAAAATCAGTTCATATTATCAAAATTCTGGAACGGTGGCCTACATTAAGCGTTATACCAATGTTAGATGAGCTTAATGTAGGCGGTATTATTGACGCAGATTTTTTAACAGAATTATATCACATGATTGGTAAAAAACGGGGCGGTGGAAACAGAAGAAAAACAAGAAAAACATCTAATAAAAAAAGACGGAAATCTTTGAAAAAACGCAAATAATTATATAATTATATTATATAAATGTCAAGAAATTTAGACTTGTATAATGCCGCATCTCAAGGAAATTTAGCAAAAATTAAGGAACTAATAAGTAGCGGTGGTGTTGATATCAACTGGGAAAATCCGAATTCTCAGGAAGAAACTGCTCTTTATGCTGCGTCATATTTAGGAAAACTAGATATAGTAGAAGCTCTTTTAGATAATGGTGCTGATATTAACTCTCTTAACGCAAAACTTATGACACCTCTTATGATAGCAGTTCTTAATCATAACACGCCAGTAGTAAAATTACTTTTACAAAAAGGAGCCGATATGTATAAGTCAAATAGGTGGGGTGAAAGTGTTTTTGATATGGCATCGTCGTCTCCTGAAATGAAACAAATTTTGGACAAAGAAATAGAGTCAAAACGCTTAATTGACAAGTATAAACACGGAATTACGGGACCCTATTTAGGTGGCAGAAGAAGAAAAACTAAAAGAAGACGAACATTGAAAAGAAGAAAAACTAAAAGAAGACGAAGTTCTAAATCGAGAAAATAATTTTTTATAATATTTTTATAATATTTTTTATAATATTATAAAATTTAAAAACATTCTTTAAGTAGCATACATCAAACCAGCATTACCACCAATAAAGGTAACCACATTGATTCTTTCTTCAAATAAAACCATATTAAAATTATAGTCATAAATTCTCCATGTTGGTTTATTTATACCAATAATTTCACCTGTTTGAGGGTCACAAATAGTCAATACTTGCGCTAAGGGGTCTAATGCCGGCACTATTGTAGTAAATTCAAGTTCAACATTGTTAAAACGATTCATATTTATTGCCCCAGATGGTTGTAAATCAAAAGGCCCATTATTAACACAAAAATTGTAACAATATAATCCAGATGGCGCATTTCCAGAGGTTCTTACATATTTTTCCACATAATTATAAATACCCGCGGGTTGAAGGTTCTCTCTATACTGTCCATCCAAAAGGATTCCAAGAGCAAGTAATATATTTTTTTGATTATCCGAGTTATACACACCTGTAATCATATAACCAGTGGGAAGACCATTTGGATTTAAACCAGGACCTATTGAAGATGGTGGCGGTAAAGGATTCGAATATTCACCACTTTCCGGAGCCATTATTAAATCACTTGGTATATAATTATACGGCCAGTTTGTATAATTTGACCATGTATTACGTAAATTAGCATCGCTTCTTTGAAAATACCACATCCAACTTGATATTAAACCAATGGAATCTAATTGAACTTTATTTGGCCCAGTGACATTATAAAATATTTGTTCATGAACTTGTTTAAACATATACTTCTGTTCATTTTTGGCAAATAATTTTTGTTCATCGTTCGACAAGAAACAATAAGTACAATTTAAATGTATATCAGCATTCCATATTGTGCGCGTATCATCATAAGAATTCGGTCCTAAAGTTACATCTGGAGGCGTTTGTAAAAATCGGTACATTTGCATGTAATATTGATTAAAATTTGGAGCTACATAAGGGAAATTATTTACATAATCAAAAACATCACGAATCATAAATATTTGATTTATAGGGCGAAATGTCACGCTAATTTGTAATTCGTTGTATTGTAATGCCACTAAAGGAAACGCCATTTGCGTTTTAAGATTAAACCACGTATTTAATGGTATATATAATATTTTTCCGCGTATCGATGGTTCAGCTCCTGCCGGACTCGTTGTATAATACGCATTTGGATAGGCATTTACACGAGTTCCATCATTTCCAGGGTCATTTAACTCAGGAATATTACCAATCATTTCATTAAATAAGTCTTTTTTTACATCACTAAAGTCACGTTGGACCATTGATAATAGATATTGACCGGAATACTCTTGTATTTTTTGATTTCCACAAGTGATTGTAATACGACTAATCATTTGAGCTCCTAAATTATCAATCCATTTAAACTCATATGGCGCCCAATCAGTATAATTTAATGAACCATCAGGCAATACAGTTTCTTGTGGCGGCATTATTGGAGACCATATGTTTGGCATTTCCACGGATAAATATGTATCCATTAATAAATCAGCATATCTAGGTATTTTAAAATCAAATGTTGACTCTTCTGTTAATCGAAGACTTTTAGCTCCTTGATAATCAACTCTGAATTTTTGAAGCCCAAAATTAGTATACTTTTGATATGTAGATTTCCAGAAAGTTTTACTCGGATTTCCATTTAATATAATATTTTGCTGTCCAGAACTTACTAAATTTAAAAGACCTCCTGCCATAATTACTATATATTATGAATATTATTTAACTGTTTTGATTTTATATTAATTTTTTATTAATTTAATATTAATTTTTTATTAATTTAATATTAATTGATAAAAAAATAATATGTTATATTAAGTATGTCTATTAATTCTGGAAAAGTGTTTACCCCTAATGCCTCTAATACCTCTAATAATGCAAACCCTATAAATAAATTATTAGATACTGTTAAAAACTTAGATGAGGATTATATTTACGCATTTATATGGTATTTCATATTTTTAATATTGATTTTAATGGCATTTTACCTTTACTATATTTTGAATTTGGACAAAAAAACATGTAATTTTATGGAAAATATTTACAGTTCATTAGATGGTAATATTAGAGCTATTAATTCTGCCGATCCAGACTGTAGCGGTAATTTAAACGATTATTATATTAAAACTGCTTATAATGCGTGTAGTGGTGGCAGTTATAAAAATGATTATGTTAATATTTGTAATTTAAAGGCTATTTTAAAGCAAGGTGTTCGAGGGCTTGATTTTCAGGTTTTTTCAGTTGATAATAAACCAGTTGTAAGCACATCAACACAAGATAGTATTTATATTAAGGAAACATATAATTCGGTTTCATTTTCTGATGTTATGAACGTAATTCAAAATTACGGATTTTCAGGTAGTACTTCACCTAATTATACTGACCCAATTATAATTCATTTAAGAATCAATAGTAATAATCAGAAAATGTATTCTAATTTAGCAAATATATTTAAATCATATGATTCATTAATGTTAGGTAGTGAATATAGTTTTGAAAATGATGGATTTAACTTAGGCAGACAACCATTGCTTAATTTTAAAAATAAAATAATATTAATTGTTGACAAAACAAATAATTCATTTTTGCAAAATGTGCAATTTTTAGAATATGTAAATATGACAAGTAATTCAGTTTTTATGAGATCTTGTAGATACAGTAATGATATTGTAAATAATCCTGATATTAATGAACTAACAGAGTATAACAAAACAAATATGACAATTGTATTGCCTGATAATAATATAAGTCCGGCAAACCCAAGTGGTCTTTTATGTAGAAATTACGGATGTCAAATGGTAGCAATGCGTTATCAATATGTAGATAATTTTTTAGAAGAAAACGCACTATTTTTTGACGGATTAGGTTATGCTTTTGTATTAAAACCTGCTTACCTAAGATATAGACCAATTATTATAGCAGACCCTACGCCTCAAAATCCTGAATTGTCTTATGCTACAAGAAATGTAACTACAGACTATTACAATTTTAATTTTTAATTAAAATAATTATTTGATTATTTGTTTATTTGTTTTACTTATATATAATAGAGAATGGCTGATATTCAAAAAATAATAGAACTATTTAATGAAATTGAAAATACTCATAGAAAAAAAGAGAAAAATTTTGAAGAAATTCAAGATATAGTAAAATCTATTCTAGAAAAAAAAGGTATGAACGAAAGAACAAATAAGAAAGTTTTCGCGGGCGAATTAAAAATAATTTATAATGCTGTTATTACGGCTAACCCAATGTTGAAGGATTGGGTCAAAGAATTTTTACTTATTAATTATGAGAACGAATCTGGTTATTTTATTAACAAGGATAGTGATGATGAAGGTGATTATGAAGGTGCTGATTACGGTGGTAAAAGAAAATCCAGAAAATTCAAAAAATTTTATAGTAAAAAAGGAAAATTTTATAGTAAAAAAAGAAAATTTTATAGTAAAAAAAGAAAATCTAGAAAAACCAAAAAATATTAAAAATTATTATTATATAAGTAATATATAATAATGAAACCGGAGAAAATATGTGACAAATCAATGACTTTTCAAGATTGCGAACTGGCAATATTACGTTTAGCTGTTGATAAAGCCGAAGAAAAAATGGGTAAAAGGGTTGTCCAATCAGACGATATTAAAAAAATAATTATCATTTTAGAGAATTTCATTAAGAAAAAAAATCTTATTGCTTATGGTGGAACCGCAATTAATAATATATTGCCCAAAGAAGATCAGTTTTATAATAAAGAAGTTGAACTTCCTGATTATGATTGTTTTACTATGGATGGATTAAATACCGCAATAGAATTAGCTGATTTATATTACAAAGAAGGTTTTACTGATGTTGAGGCAAAGGCTGGTCAGCATCACGGCACATTTAAGGTTTATGTAAATTATATGGCAATTGCCGATTTAACTAATTTACCAAAAGAAATATTTGCGTCTTTAAAAAAGGACGCAATTCGCGTTGCCGGTATTTTGTATGCTCCGCCGAATTTTTTACGAATGTCTATGTATTTAGAACTATCGAGACCCGCGGGTGATATATCTCGATGGGAGAAGGTATTAAAAAGACTGACTGTTTTAAATAAACATTACCCAACAACTTCTTTAAATTGTAACGAAGTTGAATTTCAGAGAGAAATGGATGATAAAACACATGAAGACGAAATATATGAAAGTGTAAAAAACACATTAATTAACCAAGGTGTAGTATTTTTTGGCGGGTTTGCGATTTCAATGTATTCACAATATATGCCAAAAAACTTACAACATAAATTAGAAAAAATAGCCGATTTTGATGTGTTATCGCACGATCCTGAAACAACCTGCGAAATTGTAAAAGAGAGATTAAAAGATGTTGGTATTACAAATACAAAAATTACAAAACGGGAAAATGTTGGTGAAATTGTTCCTGTTCATTATGAAATAAAAGTAGGTAATGATATTATTGCCTTTGTTTATGAGCCAATAGGGTGTCACAGTTATAATGTAATTAATTTTAAGGGACAAAAAGTGAAAATCGCAACTATTGATACGATGTTGAGTTTTTACTTGGCATTTTTATATACAAACAGACCTTATTATACCGAGTTTTCGGATAGAATATTATGTATGTCGAAGTTTTTATTTGATGTTCAGCAAAAAAATAGATTGAGTCAAAGGGGACTTTTAAAAAGATTCAGTATTACATGTTATGGTCATCAGCAATCGGTGGAAGAAATGCGTGCCGAAAAGGCAGCAAAGCATAAAGAACTGAACGGAAAAAAAGGCACTCCAGAGTATAATGAATATTTTTTAAGTTATAAACCTGAAGAAAAGGATGAAAAGAAAAAGGAAAAGAACGAAAATAAAAAATCCTCTAATAAAACCTCTAAATCTAAAACGGTAAAGAAGCGAAAAACATCTAAGAAGGGCAAAAGTTTTAGATTATGGAGGAAATAAAGAGAGAAATATTTGTATTTTCTTTAAGTTAATTTAAAATATATATTATAAATTAACATATGTTTTTCAAAAGTCGGTGGGCCAAACAAAAAATGGACATTTATTTTTGTCCATTTTTGCAAAAGTCTAAAAGGTCTTGGAAAAACCCTTCGATGAGACCATAATTTTTTTTAGCGTGTCATGACTTTTTCCAAATTTTTCAATTTGTGACGATAAATTTTTTTATTTTTTATAAGTATTTTATTTTAAAAGTATTTAGGGATTTTTTCTCTTCCTATTTTAAGAAGTAATGGAAGACATAAAATCCCCAGAAATCCTCAAAAAATATTCTTGTAAATTATGTGATTATTATACAAGCAGTAAGAAAGATTATGACAAACATTTATTAACATCTAAACATAAAAAACAATCTGATGGAAGTATTGAGGAACATAATAAATCCTCGTTATATACTTGTGTTTGCGGAAAAGTATGTAAAACTCATGGTGGAATATGGAAACACAAACAAAAGTGTAATGAAATAAATAATACTGAAAACAATGATAGTTTTCAAAAAAATGTTAATGAAAAATCAGAAGTAATTGATTTATTATTAAAAGAAAATAAATTTTTTAAAGATTTTATTATTGAACAAAATCAAGAATTTAAAAACTTAATTCTAGAAATTGTTAAGAAGGATACATCTCAAAATAATATAACAAATAATAACAATATAACTCACACGAATTCACATAACAAATCATTTAATCTAAATTTTTTCTTAAATGAAACGTGTAAAAATGCGATGAATATAAATGATTTTGTAGATTCAATTAAATTGCAATTAAGTGACCTTGAAAATATAGCTAAAATAGGGTATGTGGAGGGTCTCTCTAAAATCATTATAAAGAATTTAAATGCCCTTGATGTCACAGAGCGACCTGTACATTGTAGCGATTCAAAACGAGATACAATGTATGTGAAAGACGAAGATAAATGGGAAAAGGAAAGCGAAAAAAATGAAAAGGTATTAAAGGCCATTGAAGACATTGCAAATAAAAACAGTAAGATGGTTAAAGAATGGAAACAAAATAATCCCGAATGTGCTAGTAGCAAATCTCATAAAGCCGACGTTTATTCACACATAATGATACAAGCCGTTTGTTCGAACAATGATGTGAATAACAATAAAATTTTAAAGAAGATCGCAAAGGAAGTTACAATAGATAAAAGTTAAGTTTATTATTTTTACTCTCCTGTAAATTACAAACAATATGTTTTCAATAATAAAATATACAATTTATATCCAAACCTAGAAAATATTTTATAAAAATTATTTTTCTTCATATTTTTCTTGAAATATTTTCTTACAAACCCTATAAAATAAACAATATAAATTATTAAATATTCAATCAATATCTTGATAGTAAACCTAAAATTATCATACAACCCCCATTCAGAAATAAAACTGCACATAGATGTAGCACTTTTTTTAATAAAGAATTTATGAATATCTAGTAACCCACTTAATATTCTATGACATGTAGTGCCTTCATTTTTTACATCAAATAAATATTTTATTTTATCCATACCAAATAAATCTAAATACAAAATTTTTTTGTCAGGTTCAGGGTCAAAAAAATATGGATTTAACCCATCTATATATCGGTCATTGTTCAACATATTACCATCAATTAAAAACGGAAGAAAGCATGAATTAATTACTGTATTAATAACATCTTCAGCATCTTCAAAATTGCTTTTTACTATTTTTCTTCCCTTTTTTATATCATAATATGAAATGAAAAATTTACCATTAACTCTTTCACATATGTCATCAGGGATTTTTTCTTTTAAATAAAAATGCAATTGTTTAATTATTTTTAAGTTGTATGATTTTTTTAAATCAGTTACAACAATTTCATACAAATATTGATAATAGTCTAAACAATCTATAAAATAAATAAGTCCCGCAATTGAGCCTACACTTGACCCAGAGATTCTTTCAATTTTCATATATTTTCGACTTTCCATTTCTTTTAAAAAATAGAGTGCTCCAAATAAATAACTACCATTAAAAACGCCACCATCTAAAACCAAATCTAGTTTCATTGGTTTTTTTTTATTCTTAAATTCTTTCGGTAAATTATCCACTAATTTTTTAGTATAATTAGTAATCATTTTTTGTAATTGTTATAATTAAATATTTTATAAAAATTACAGCAACGCGTATTAGAATGTGTTAAAATGCATTGTTATTTTGTTACACATATAAAAAATTAGACCAAACAATACACTATTAAATACGAAACCATTAATATTTAAATTACCATCGCTAGAAAACAATACTGGAAAATATAAAAATAAAAATTTTTTAAAAAATGGTAATTGAAATAAAAAGAATAGAGAACCTAATAGCAAAGGTGTTTGTATTTCATTATACATTTCATCCAATGAACTGTTTCTTAAAGAATTCATATTATAATTATTAATCATATCTTCCGGTTGTTCAGCATTATTTATGTAATCCATTTGTTCCTGTTTCGGGGGGGGGATGTAATTAGGTTGTATTTGCGGATCTTGGGTGATATTATTTGTATTTTGAGGAATATCTCTAGACGGCAATTGAGTGGCCCCTGTTACGCTTGCTTGTTGTAATCCACTAACAATTTGATTAATAGTTGTTTGGTCTAAAGTAACATGACCTTGCTGAAGGTGATTTTGTGAAGACGAAGGGATATTTTCTGTAGCGCTAATTTTAATATTATTTCCGCCGCCAGCCGGGTCAGTCGGCAAATCAAAAATATTGGATGTATCACTCATAATTAGTATAAAGAATGATTGATTATAATAATTACGCAAATCCTACAATTTTTTTACTTTTGTCGCATTTTGTAGGTGTAGGTCTATATTTATAACAATTATCTCCGAATTTATATACTTTATCCTTAATTTCTTCTAAAGGCGGTGCGTGAAATGCTAGACACATTTTATCTTTACAAACAGTTCTAAATAAAGATGCTAAACCTAAACCTAGCAAAAAAGACATAACATATTTTCCTGTTTGTGTATGTACAAATTTTCCCATTTCTACCATTATTTGATATATATTAAATAATTATATAAATATTATAAATTATATAAATTATAAAATTCATAATTATGCTTGAATTGGGATTTCACTAATTTGTGAAGTATCAGATGGACACTGTGTTTCTTCTTGTTCATAATAAAAACAGTTATCTGCCTTATCTTTAAATAAAATTTTACTTACGTTTTCTGGGCTAGGATATATATTAATTTCTTTCATTTCGGGTCCTAATATATAAACAAATAAAAACCCAAGTGCCATACCGATTATAAAAACAGGAAAAGATATATAATTTAATATCATATTATTATTTATATATAATATATATTTTTAAAAATTATTAAAAATATAACAAATGTAAATAATTATAAATTATAACAAACAACTAGATAATTATTCTTCTTCATCATCAGATTGTTGGTTGTCATCAACAGGCGAAGCCGGGTTATAAGGGGGTGAGGCTGGGTTATAAGGGGGGGAAACAGGTTCATAAAGTGGTGAATTAACTTCTGTTTTTTCTTCTTCTAATGCTGCTTGTGATTGTTGTTCTATTTCATCTAGATCAGAATCTTCTTCAATCAACAGTTGTCTTTTCTTAGTTACATTCTTTTTTACACTAGGCTCATCTCTTGCCTTTTTAGTCTTATTTTGTGGGACAACTGCTACACCTTTTTCAAAATTAATAACTTGAGGCTCAACATTCATACTTTCTATATTTCTTATAGTGTATTTTTGCTGAATTAAAGAATACACCCCATTTTTTATATCATAATCCACAAATGATGCGCTATATTTTAAGTTCATTATTTTATCAAGAATAGGTTTTAATTGTTCGATATACATTGTTACAGCATCTTGACAATATTGTGTATTATGGGTTTTTTCATAATTTTTAATAGCGTTTTTAATTTGATTTATTAATAAGTAAGAAGAAGATAATAATTGTTTTAACATAGATTTTTTCTCTTCATTATCAAATACATTATTATATTCTTTATAATAAAGACCTAATAATTCGCTAGAAGTTGTAATATCATTTTTAATTTCTTCAAAATTGGTAACCGCATCCTCTGTGGAAATATAACCAAATAATAATTTATTTTTCTCATCAATTATTTTCATTTTATATTTTTTTAAATCGTCTTCTTCTTTTTTAAGATCGGTTACTATATTATTGTATGAACCAGGGTTAATATTAATATTAAAATTACAAGGATTTACTCTATCACCACATGTGGCTCTTAATATTCTAAATTCATTTAATTTACTGCTATCATGAGTTATTGTAAAAATAGAACCAACAGGTCTTTTACAATTAACACATTTTGGTTTTAATTTTTTATACTCAAGACGTTTTTCTTTCCAGCTTAATTCTTTATTTTTAATTATTGATTTTTTATCCTTTTCCAATAAGCTTTCGTATTTTGATTTCTCTTTATAAAAATTATTTATTGCTTCTTCTACAGATATCATTATATATTTTATATATTTTATTTTATAATTTATAAAGTAATTTATAAAGTAATTTATAAAGTAATTTATAAAGTAATTTACTTTATAAAATTTTAATTATATACAAAAATTATTTTTTAATTATATTATCATATTCATTATCCCAGTTAGGTAATCCTGTGATTAATTCTTGATGTGCACGACGTTTATTTTCTTGTAATTGCTTTATTCTTGTTAATATATATTCCTGTTTCTCTCTTTCTTGTCTTAGCTTTTCACTTGGAGTCAATCGTCCTTTGTATTTATACAATAATATTAACCCTAAAACTACAAAAAAGGAAATTAATAATCCAATATTCATTAAAACATTATTATATTTATTTCTAAATTCATTACATTGTTTCAAAGTAGCACTTAAAAAATACTTTACGCCAGGTTCGGTTAACATTGGTTTAGAAAATTCATCAAAATTCATAATAAATACAAATAATAAACTAAAATAATTTATACATATTAATTATATATGGCGGGAGCGTATTTAAATATTATATCATTTTTAATAACAACAGTTTTCTATTATTTATCTCTAAAACCGCAAATAAATTCTTCGGCATTCAGTGATAAAAATAGCCAAGAATATATTGATTATAAAGGAAATCAGTATTTGTATTTAGGTATATATTTTTTACTTGTAATGGTAGTTCAATTTGGTGTAAATACAACTATTATTACATCTAATTGTGGCGGAAATGTTAGTGATAATATAGGCTTTGCTGGGTTCATCACATTTATACCATGGACATTAATTTTTGGAGTTACATTACTAGTGTTAATAATTTATCCAGGATTTAAAAGTGCTTTTGCTGATGTAATTGGTTATTTTTATGTTTCAACAGCAGCAAATAAAATTATAACAGAATTGCTAGTAAGCAAAGACCTTGAAAATTCTTTAGGTAATAATGCAAATACAGGATCTGGTCCTATTACAGATCCTAATATTGTTCCTAATACTGATTCGGGAACTGGGTTATCACAAGCTAAAACTGAGACTATGAATGTGAATGTTATAGAAGATTCATTAGAAAATGATTTGACACCAACTGCCCCTGAACTACCAAGTGATTACAAACCAATGTTTGGAGGGCAATCAGTAAATAAGAAAGAATTAGAAAAAGCTGCTGATGCTATTATAAAAATATGTGGAAATTCTTCTATTTTAATAAATCAAATGGTCCCAGAAAATTTTGATGATTATTGGAAAATATTAAATCCATTAAAGAAACCTATTTACCAAGATGACAGCAATCCTAAAACACAAGAAATGAAAAATGAATTATTTGAATTAGTTTCAATTCGTGACAATATAGGTGAAGCAATGTGGTATATATACACCGGGTTGTTGCTAATTTCAATTACTCAAATGAAAATAGCATCACGTGGTTGTGTCAATAGTCAGGCAACAATGGAAAAGAATTATCAACAATTTTTAGAAAATGAAAAACAAGCTCAAGAAGCTAAAGCAAACGCTAAACAAACATACACAATCACTTAAGAAAACCCATTTGCGTATCTTAATGTATAATCACGAGCATTTTTATCAAACTGTTCTTTATTTGTCTTATAAATGTTTGCTATTTCTGGAGACAATGGATCGTTTGGATTTGGGTCTGATAAAAGAGAACAAATCGATAGAAGAACTTTTGTAATACTTAAAGCAGGACTCCATTGGTCTTTTAAAATATCTAAACAAATTGCTCCTGTGCTATTTATGTTTGGATGATAAATTTTAGTTTCAAATGTTATTTTAGGAGACTTAAATGGATAGTCCGCAGGAAATAATATTTTCAGATTGAAAATACCTCCCTCATAAGGTGTTTCTGTAGGACCAATAATTGTAGCTTGCCAAGTAAATAAATCATCGTTTTTGATTAGTCCTGCGGAACAATTCGCAGGTGCTTCTTTTTCAATTTCTATTAATTCTTTTTGTAAACGTTTTAATGCCATTCTTATTACTTAAATAGTATTAAATACTATTTAAATGAGTTCTTAATAATCTATTATAAAATTAATCTAATTATAATCTAATTATATAAATTGAAAAAATAAACATATAAATATTATCAATAAAATAATAGAACAATGGAATTATCAAATAAACTAAAAATGATTGACTTATTTGCTGGAACAGGTGCGTTTTCATATGCGTTTCATTCAACTAACAAAATTGAAACTGTTTTTGCAAATGACCTATTAGAAAGTTCAGAAAGCATATTTAATTTAAATAATACAATTAAGTTAACAAGAAAAGATTTAATTTCCATTAAAGAAAATGAAATTCCTCTCGGATTTAATATACTAACTGGTGGTTTTCCATGTCAACCTTTCAGTATTGCCGGGTGTCAAAAGGGATTTGATGACGAAAGGAGCAATGTATTCTGGAAAATCTTATCTATTATAAAATCGCATACTCCAGATATAGTTATTTTAGAAAATGTTAAAAATTTACAGACTCATGATAATGGTAAAACTTTTAAAATTATTATAGAAAACTTGATTGCTTGTGGATATCATGTGAAGTATAATATAATTAATACTTGTAAAGTAACATATATTCCTCAAAATAGAGAAAGAATATATATTGTTTGTTTCAAGGATAAAACCTTGTTTGATAAATTCAACATGGATTTTGATAAAACCGAAAATTGTGAAATTATGGATTTACTTGACCAAAATATTCCTGATAAATATTACTATACTAATAAATCAGCTATTTATAATGAATTGAAAGAAAATGTAACAAATCATATTCAAAATAATACAATTTATCAATACAGAAGATATTATGTGAGAGAAAATAAAAATAATGTATGTCCCACACTAACGGCAAATATGGGTACAGGCGGACACAACGTTCCTATTATACTCGACGATAAGGGTATTCGTAAATTAACCCCACGAGAATGTTTTAATTTACAAGGGTTCCCGAAAGATTATAAATTGCCTGTGTTGGCTGATAGCAAATTATATAGTTTAGCTGGTAATGCGGTCTCAATTCCGGTTGTAACATTAATCGCAAATAGAATATCATCACTGTTATAAAACATTATAATACATTTTTAAAAGAATAGTCTTGGGGCTGTGATATAATATAAAATAACTAAATAACAAAGTATTCCTAAAATAATAGATAATAGCCATATGGGGAGGATAGTTTTATTTCTATAACCTATACCAAATTCTCTTATACTTCCGTCTTTACTATATAAGAAATCCGGCTTCACAGATTGTATTGCGGTAAATACGATTATAAATAAAATTATTGATAATAATGGTAAATTTTCACGGATATATGTATGGTTCATTATATATATAATTATAAACAAATTATAATTATATAACTTTAAAATTATTTTTTCTTATTTTATTTTATTTTCTATTATTTCTTTTTGATTTTTTATGACGTCTTTTCTTTGAACGGGATGAATTCGTTTTTCTTTTTTTGTTTGTCTTCTTTCTGCCACCTTTAACTCTAGATACAACCCTATTATTAGATGAATTAACTTCCTGCTCCATTTCATTTTTGAATTTAAGTGCTTCTTTCATTTCATCTGATGTAATCACATCATCTATAACCATTTGAGTTGTTAATGGTTCTACAAATGCGTCACCGAGTGTTCTAGTAGTATATCTTAGTGACCTATTCGAATGTGGTAGAGCAATTTTTATGTTTTGACCTTGTATCTCTAAAACAACACCAATTTTATAATCATCATAATTAACATTAACATTCGCTCTAACTAAGTCGCCTACGTGTAATGTATGTGCCATATATATATATATATATATATATAATTATAAACAAATTATATATAAATTTTTTTAATCTAAGAATCAAATTCATCTCGATTTTCTACTTCATCTCCCTCGAAATTGCCGTCATTATAATCGTCAATATAATTACCCATATCATACGCCTCCCTATTCAATTCATGTTCTCTGTCTACTTCCTCCATTAATTCACCAAAATCATCGCCAGTAACATTCGGTTTTTTACCTAAAGTGCGCTCATATTGCAACATATTTTCCATAAATTGACGCTCATCGTCATATGTATCCGCTACATATGTGGTTAAACCCTTTTGTAAACTCTTATTCCAAACGCCTAATTTGTTAATCTTTAAAATAGTATCGGCATCTCTTTCTTCATCCGTCATAAATTTCAATCGATCAGTTACTCCGTCTTTCTCTCTTTCACGTATCTTAAAGACTTTATCTTGAATCTGTTCATATGAAATATTAATAGTTTTTTTGTATTCACCCATAATCTTTATATAACTAACAAGTAATTTTGATACTTTTTGTTTTAATGTTACTTTGTTACCTCTTAATAAAATATTTTCTTGAGGCTGAGCTCTGCTTTTAGAAATAGACAATTCTTTTCCAGATTCAACGTCTTCAAGAAAATCAACACTAAACAAATCATCAACATCCAAATCTTTTGTAGCTTCTGTAACAATCATTTTATCCATATCGGCCAATTCTATGTAATTCAATAAAACACGTAAAAAATAAAATTCAAATAAATAATTACTCGTTCGTTCATCATAAACAGGTTTTAATATTTCACCATTTACTTTAATAGATGTATAACCAGTAGTATGTTTAGATAATAAAACTAAATTTTTACAAGAACGTTGTATTCCTTTTAATATATTATATAATGAGTTATCGTTATAAAACGCACGCAGTTCTTCATAAAACTCGCTTATCATTGTAGAAACATCACGATTATGGTTTCCAGACAACCCCCAGTAAGAAGGTATTGAAACATTTTTATAATTTACACTATTTAAAATAATATTTGGAAATATATTGACTAAATTATCGGTGTTTGTTTTGAAAAATTCAATAATGTTATACATTTTATCATCTGAAATTTTAATAGTTTCATTTCTGGTGGAGTCATTTGTTTCCCATTGTGACAATCCATTTAAAAACCTTTCAGTATCTCTTAAAGCTCTTTTTGAGATGTCTTTACTTTTATTTATTGTAATGAATCCTAATATTTCATCTTTCATGGATTCAATATTTTTAATTAAAAAATTATTGAGAGCTTTAGTTTCTTCACTTATTTCTGTAGTAGTAGTTTCAAATGTATCTAATACACTACTTATTAAGCTTCTTAATGACGGCTCCACAACACTATCATTTTCCCCATCGATTCTTTCTAGTAAACCTGCTGTTCTTCTAATAGACGATATAATAGGATTATCGGTTTTAACATCAATGATACTATTTCTATTAACAACTTGTAACAATCTTAAAAAAACGTCATCTGAATATTCTATTTTTTGTTCCTTCAATTTAACAATAATTTCCTTTGAACTATCATTTTCATTTATATTTTCTGGTTTTTCTTTACACAAAGGTAAAACATCCTCGCTAATTGGTATTAATGAACTAAAATTACAGAACTTGATAAAAGCAAGATACTTTATTTCATCATTAAAATCATTGCTTACAGCTGGATATATATTTTTAGTATCAACACTACTCATATACAAACCACATTTTGAATAAGAATTAATATCAAATAACAGGTTTGAAAGTCTTTTAATTATAGCATTATATTCATGAATACTCGTGTCTTCATTTTCAAAGTATTCTAAAGTGCTTAATCCCTTATTTTCATTACAGCAAGAATTTTCCACATAAGGTTCATTATTTGCCTTTAAAAGCAATAAGTTTTTCTTTTTAATAATACCTTGAATTTTTTCTTGAATAGCCAATGAAAATTGTATTATTTTGGATTCAATAACAAGTATTTTTTCGCGCTGATTATGAGCACCGTGCTTAAGATCCGATATTAAAGATGACTTAAATTCTGGTGAAATATCTAATAAACTGCGTATTTTAATTTGTATCAAAGGGGGTAAAAATTGTGTCCATTTAGATAAATCATGCTCAGGAGGAATTTCATTTACCGGATTAATTAACAAATATTCTGTTTTTTCATCTATTTTTCTTTTCACTTCTTCCATAGCAATTAAACCAGACGATTGTTCATTTCCATCAATTACTGCTTTAATTCTAGTAGCAAGAGTTGTTTCCTTTACTCCAGATAAAGCCCTCCACGGGTCACTGCCTGTTTTACGAATATTGTAAGCAACACAAGCTAAATAGTTTAATGCTGATAAATCTCCGCTACCTTCAAATGGATATCCTGAAAACGAACGAACACACCCCGGAAATGTTTTTCTGGTTCTAATAGACGGAACAACAGTTTGAACCGATATTAAAAACATACCCAATGTATAGTACAACAAACTGCTATTATACAATTCTTCAAATGATGGGATTTTTTTACCCTTATTTGCCATAGTTGTAATCGTCTTTTTATAATCATCTTCTTTGGGTATTTTTGTTCTTAAAGATTCTGTTACACAATTAATTATAAATGGTTTTTGTTCTTCAATAGTAATTCCCATAGAGACGGATAAAGCATTAACCACATTTGATATCATTTTAGTTTCAATTGAATCATAAACTAGCGGTTTTTTACTAGCGCTAACAATTTTGTTTCCAATATCATCATCCATAATGGATCTAGATGAAACACGGAATCCTTCTTCCCATCCTTCCTCATTGCTGTAATCGATCTTTTTAATTACACGACCAGAATGTTTATCAACCCAGGAATCACCATCTTCATTTAATGTTCCGATTTCTTTACATAATAAATCAATATAATCATTATAATTATCACGGTCATAAATAAAACAACCAGCAATCCCTGAAATAAAACTAGGTAACAACTCAACATTCGTTTTTATACAATAATGCCAGTGTTCGTTTTCAACAGTCCCTAATGGTCCAAAGCCATTTGCAAAGGCGGGTCTAGTATATAGATCGGCAAATTTTATAATATCATATTGTTTCTTTTCAAAATTATTTTTTTGTCCAAGTATAGCATCTAATATTTTGCTGAAAGGCGAAATAGGCTTATCTATTTTAGTTATATCAGTATCTTCTGAATCCGCCATTTTAATTTTTTGATTGTTATATTTTAAAAAATTACTGGTTTCTATTCGGGATATTTTTGACATTACAACTAAGTTATATTCCATTTTTTCTTGTGTTATTTTCAATAATTCTTCTTTTGATAATTTATATTTTGCGTCAAATTCGCTAATAACACTTTTAATCATTTTTTGTTTTATTTCACTTTTGTTTAATTCAATGCTTTCACATTTATCCATTTCTCCAGATACTACAATACAGTCATTCTTTAAGTCACATGTTAAATCTTCGGCTCCTTTTATTGTATCGCTATAATCTATTGTGTCGTCTAAAACCCAGTTATTCCCTTTGCGAATAAAATTTTTAACAGATCCATTATCAGCCGTTGTTGCGTATTGTCCTTCCTTCACTTTTTTATGTCCATTAATTAATGTTTCCGATAAATATTCGGCATTTTCATCCGAAAGTTTAAATCTTTCCTTTAATTTAGCATGTAAAAATGGTATAAATTCATCCGGGGACATTTTTATCATATCTTTTTCATAATTATCTAAAATGCTATAATTGGTTTTATCGAATTTTTTATCAAAATATATTTCTTTACCATTATCGGCGCCTAATTCGCTGATATTATTATATCTTTTAGCAAAGACAAGATTGTTACATTTATCATTTTCAGTATCTCCGTTTATTTTATCACTAATGTCTTGTTTATCTTTATCAAATAATGCTGTAAAATCATCTGGGTATGTTAATTTAATATTTTGATTTGAAATTATAGAATTATATAAATTACCGAAATCTTTTAATGTTATTTTAGAAAGCAATTCCGATGTTGTAATATTTTTAGAATTTTTTGATTTTTCATTCAAATTTTGAAAATTTAAATCATAAATGTTACTAAAATCATCACGTCTATCTCTATCTACTAATTCAAACAATGATAAGTCGTCAACGTGATTTAAGTTTTGTCCCTTTGTTCTTTTAAATGACATAAAAGCATTTGAACGTTCAACATATCTCTTGTTATAATCAGAAATTTTTTCAGATATGAATTTAATGATTTCTTCATATTGTTTATATGTTAAGTTATCTGTATACACTAGAAACGGCTCTAGATAGCTAATAACATCAACAATAGATAATTTTCCGTTAATATATTTTTTCATTAAATTAAAAAGAGTCTTAATTTTGGGTACTAAAGAATTTGAATATTTTTTATACAATTCATCTCTAGATAAGTCTTTTGATTCCTCTTCTGGTACATTTAAAACAAAATTTGTAGTTTTATTAGCAAACGATTCATCCGTGTATTCAAGATCTTTTTCTAGACTATCTATAAATGTATTGCTTACGTATCTTTGTTGTTTAAAAAATTTCCAGTAATTTAAAAAATGAATACTTAAATTGGCTCTATCAAGGATGTTTGTTCCTGGAAGATTTACACGTGAAAAACGAATTACAGGTTCAGGTAAAGTAATAATGGATGAAATTGACATAACATCAGGATCAGTTAAATTGACAGTTTTTGTAAGTAACCTACTATTTGTTACATCGGTAATTTGTAACTTATTTAAACCAAGATTGTATTTCTGTATTAAATAGCGTTTTGAAGAAACAATATTGTTATTGACAACACTTGAATAAAAATTTTCAAGGTTGTTTATAATAACATTTATATTTTCTCTTATTTGAGTTTCATATATTACATCTTTTGACTCATCGTCCATTTGACTAAATGGTGTAAAATATGGGTCTAAATCTATATACAATGATGAATATTTGTTATTCTCATCTGAAGCTGAAGACGATTTATATTTTCGAACAATTTCGTCCATTTTGTTTAAATCGCTGTAAATATTATGTTGTTCATAATCATTGTCTTCCTTTTCTTCATTGTTTTCTTGGGTTTGTATTTTATTCCATTCGTTTTCATTTAAATCATTATATATTTTTTTAATATTTTTAACAACTGGTAATATCCAGTATAAATTAGTATTGAAATTCATTAAATTTTCCACTAGTGGTTTATAATTTGCTTCATTTATAGTAAAACTCTTAACATTACCATATTCATCAAATGATGAAAAATTCTCTCTTAATTGTTTAAAACGTTCAATCATTGTGTGTATATTATTCAATACTCTTGGTGTTCTTTGTGAATTTGGTATAGTTGATAACATATCATCCAGTAAATCGCTTGTTTGTGCTTCTATGCTGTATCTTTGCCTTTCAATATCGACATCAATTAATTGTTTAACAGGGGCAAATTCTTCTTTACCAAATTTAATCTGATCTGCTCTTACGATAAATTCACGAATCTTATTTTTAACATCTGAAATTGGTAAATCTAATTGTAATTCATTTGCTTTCATATATGATATGTCTTTTTCAAGTTCTGGCATATCTTTTTCTTCTTCTAAAGCAATACCTTCTTCGCCTTTATGTGTGTCTTTTGGTTCTTCTGGTTTGTCGCGAATGGTTATGGATTCAATTGGAATATCCTCAGGAATGCCTTTATAATCGAAATTTATATAGATGATTTCTTTTTCTGGATATGTTCTAACTTCAATCATATCTTGCTCTAAATTAGTTATTTCTCCTGTGATAATTGCCGGAATATCACCCCCAAAAACAATATTTATCCATTTTGAAGGTACTAAACCATTTTGCATGGCAAACCCAGGATAAGCATTTCTACTTAAAAGACCAATTGTTTCTATTGTTCCATCTCCTAATACTCCTTTTTCATTAATTCGTAGTTGTAATTGTTCTAGTGAATCAACATTTACTAATTTAATTTTGGTATTGTCAATATAATTTATGTAAAATGTATTATTATCGAATTTTTCATTTAATGGGTCTTTAATTCTAATTACATCACCTAATTGTAATACAATTTGTTTTTTTTTATTTATGTTTTCTGATTCTTCATTACCAGTGTTTTCAATTAATTCTTCTGACATATATTGTTTCTATATTTATTATAGAAATTTTTATGCTTAAGTAATAATCAATATAAAATATAGTTTAAAGACAAATTATTAATTAATATTAATAAAATGTTTACACGTCTTTCCCATATAAATTTGTCTTCAGTTCCATCATTTAATAATTTGTTGATTAATAAAACAAATGTACAATCAGAATATTTATTACAATCAGATATTAAATGCAGAGTTCCTGAAAATAACAATAATTATTCCATCATAACATATAATAAAAGTAAGCTAAACAATGATAATATTCCTACATATGGGCATTTTCGATCAGTAATTATAAATAATGATAATAAAGTCGTTTGTTATTCTCCACCTAAATCAATTAATTACAATGTTTTTTCTGAAAAATATCTGTCTAATAATAAAGATATTGTATGTCAAGAATTTGTTGAGGGAACAATGGTTAATGTGTTCTGGGATACCGTATCAGGATTATGGGAAATTTCCACTAAAAATACGGTTGGTGCTACATCAAAATTTTACAAAAAGCAAGATGCTAAATCGTTTCGTCAAATGTTTTTTGAAGCATTGGGCGATGCGGGGTTGTCTTTAGACAAGTTAGATTCTAATTATTGTTACAGTTTTGTTCTTCAACATCCTGAAAATAGAATTGTTGTACCGTTTACTAAAACTTGCTTATATTTAGTGGCAATATATAGTATTAATTATGAAACTAAGTTAAATGAGGATAACACTGATATAACTGATATTATTGTTTATGCGCACGAAATTTATGATAGTAGAGCCCAAAGTTTTTTCAGTAGAACAAAGATTTGTTTTCCTAAATTTTATGTGTTTGAATCATATAGCTCTTTAATAGAAAAATATGCTTCTGAAAAAACACCATATACTACTATGGGTGTTGTATTTTATAATAAGAAAACAGGAGAAAGGTCAAAGGTTCGGAATCCTGTTTATGAAAATGTGCGCCAATTGAAAGGTAATCATCCTAAGCTACAATTCCATTATTTAACATTAAGACAACAATCTAAAGTATCTGAATTTTTAAAGTTGTTTCCAGAGCATAAGAGCGATTTTATGAAATTTAGAGACCAGGTTCACGCATTTACTAATGCGCTTTATCAAAATTATGTGAATTGTTATATTAAGAAGGAAAAGTCACTTGGTGAGTATGGTGTCCAATATAAAAACCATATGTTTAATATTCATAATATATATAAAACTGAATTGAAGGAGAAAAAAATGGTTGTTCATAATGGAGTTGTTATTGATTATGTAAACAGGTTGGCTCCACAGATTCTTATGTATTGTTTGAATTATGATTTTAGAAAACCTCATTCTCCAGCTGTTTAGAGTTAAATTTATCTCCTAATAAAGCAGTCTAAATTTTAAACATTTTATAAAAAAATAAAATCAATTTCATTTTTTTATATTTAATTAAATAATTTTACATTTTTTAAAATTCACAAATTCAAAATAATTACTTAAGTTTCACTAAGTTAACAACTGATTTATGAATTCTTTGATACACTTGAATTATAGCAGCAATACAAGCCTTCAAATTTTGTTTAACATTACTCTTATTTACTGAATTAGTATATGCTACTCGAATAATGCTATAATTATCATGCGGATGCATCTTCTTAAATCCGCAAAATGTCATTTCCTTTGTTTCTTCAAAATACGTTTTATATAGCATATATTCGATTACTTTTCCAATTGTATAATCTTCATTCTCTAAAATAATATCAAAACTGTTTTCCATTGTATTCAAAGAATCCGTTATTTTAAGCTCGTCTGTCTCTATTAATCCATCAATTTTATTCATTTTGTCAATTAATATTTCACATGCTTTTTGTAATAACTCTACATTTTCATAAATACCGATTGTTTGAACCGCAAAATCAAAACTGTCTTGCTTAACTATTCGCATTCCATCTAATAGTTTCCAGTTCTTAATTTCAAAATCAACATCTTCCTTTTTCATTCCGTCGTCTTTGTATTTTTGTGCTAATTTAACGGCTTCAGTATCAATCTTGTCTTCATCTGGAGTGAAGCCATAAGAACATGTTGAAACAACATTAAATGTTCCATCTTCTTTAGCAGTTCCGATTGAAAACTCAGATGTTATATTAATCTTTTCCCCTGGAAGTTCATCTGATATTTTAGGTCTCAATCTTACAAAATCAATAAATTGACCTGTAAATTCATCCGGAGGGAAAATTTCGCGAGTTCTATCTTTAGGTATAAGCTTACCAGAAACTAAATCTCTAATTTCAAAATTTTCTGTTGTAACATAGATAATTGAATCTGTAATATTTTCCACTTTTACTTCCATTTGTAAATTTTTTAAAGGGAAATCATTAATATCTTTTACGTGAATTGGAATACAACTTAAACGTTGTTTTATTATTTCATTATTTAAACGTGACGTATTAGCAATTATATTTGCTTTATTCTTTTCATAAGGAGTTGTTTTAAAAACAAGGATTGGAATATCTGATAATATAGTTCTTCTAATTGAATTAGCTAAACTAACATTTACACCACTAAGTCTAAAATGAAGCGCTTCATTAGAAGTATTTGAAATTAATGGTTTCTCGATGTGTTCAATGACTGGATTCATATTGTCTATATAATTATATATATTTATTATTTATTAAATCATTTTTTTTTAAAATGAGTTAAAAATTAAATTCAATTTACTTATTATACTTTAATGAGTTCTATATTATATTATAGTAATTATTGCGAACATTCTAAAAAACTTTTACAAACTCTTTCAAAGTCAAATGTAGGAAAAGAGATACATTTTATTTGTATTGATAAAAGAACAAAAGATGCAAATAATAAGATTTTTATTGTTTTAGAAAATGGACAAAAAATAATTATGCCTGAAAATGTCAATCGGGTTCCAGCGCTATTACTTTTAAATCAAGGGTTTAATGTGTTATACGGGGAATCAATTTTACAACATTTAAAACCAAAGCAAGAAGAACAAGTTAAACAAGCCACATTTAATAATTTAGAGCCTTCAGCATTTTCTTTTGGTTCAGGAATGAGTAATATTGTTTCAGATAATTATAGTTTTTTAGATATGGATTCAGAATCTTTGTCTGCTAAAGGAAGTGGTGGTATTAGACAAATGCATAATTATGTTGACTTAAATTATTCTGACCAGATTAGTACACCAGCTGACGAAACAGAATATAAAAATTCAAATAGATTACCTGAAGGATTAACAGTTGAGCAATTACAACAACAAAGGGATCAAGAATTGAACAAAATTAATGGAAGAACGCCACCCGGATATAATAAATAATAATAAATAATAATAAATAATAATAAATAATAATAAATAATAATAAATAATAATAAATAATAAATAAATGATTTGCGTAAATAATTTAAAAATAACTAAATTATTTACATATATATAAATGTCAAATATATTAACCGCATTTAACGACCATTTTGTAGAGTTTATTAGCGACATTCAAACTGTTTTTCCAGATGATCATGATATATTAATGGCTAAAAATTCACTAATTGCGATTAGAAAAGCAAATCCTAAAATGATTATTAAAATATGGAATGGTTTAATTGTTGGAAAATATAAAAAAGAAATTGAGGCAGGAGATTTAAGTTTTTTTATTGATAATGATTATTCGCAAGATTTGGTAAATTCGCATAATTCGAAACAAATTACCGATGCTGTTGATAGATTAAGACAACCTATTAAATTGATGTCTGATGAGAATAAAGCAAAAACAATTAAGTATATTCAAAATTTGACAAAATTGGCTACTATTTTTGATTCAACACAATAAAAATAATAAAATATTACCTTTTCTTCTTTCTTTATTTATTTATGAAAATATTCTAAATTTTTTCTTTTATTGTAAATAATATTTACGAATTGAGTTTATAATCTTATCTCTTGATTCATCATCGTCTGTAATAGTTGAGTTTACATGTCCTAATGCCATAGATACAAAACACACTAATATTTTGTATAGCTCTACTTTATCACTAATTTGCTCAAAATTTGAATAATCATTACGAGTTTCATAGTCGCAAAATATCTCTAATGTATCTACTATAAATCCCAGACGGCGTCTTAAGTATAGAATGGTTGATAACAACTTCGTTAATAATGACATTTCTTTTAATGTAGTACAATGTGGTGACGACAAATAGTCTTCAATAAATGTGTATTTATCCATTATTTCAAATGTGATTGTTTTAATATCATGATTTTGAGAAACGTTTTCTTGCGACATTTTTATTTATATTTTAATTGCTATTTAAAAATTTAAAATAATTCAATTTTATATTTTTAATCAATTGTCTGGAAATAATCTTTGAACAAATAATGGCGCACGATTAGTATATTTTGATGAATCTTCGATTTCTGATTCATTCATTGTTATAATATTTTCGATTCCTCTTATATAAATTTGTTTTTTTTCTTCACCTACATGATACCATAGAGGTATGTCTCTATATAAAATAATATATACATAATTTATATCTTGTAAATTATTATAAATTTGTGGTTTACCGATATATTTCCTTCCATCATTGATTTGAAAACATAAACATAGATTTTTTTCAAAAGCGGTTATTATATCTTTTTTATGTTTTATTATCTTTTCATCCTCTATGTTAATAACTATATTATTATGATTAATTCCTGAGCATAAGTTTCCCATATTAATTGTTTATATATAATAAAATAATTAACCAGATTTATTTTCAATTTTTTATTAAATTAATATTTAAAATAATAATTTAAAAATAAAATACTGTTATAATTTAAATGTGGAATTTTTTGAGATATATTTTGGGACGTCAACGTCCTAAACATGAAGTTCAAGTATTTAATACGAATCCGGTTTCTAAAGTTGCTGAGCCTGTCAAGGTGAAAGAGTCTATCAAGGTTGAGGAACCTATTAAGGTTGAGGAACCTATCAAGGTTGAGGAAGATATTAAGGTTGAGGAACCTATCAAGGCTGAGGAAGATATTAAGGTTGAGGAACCTATTAAGGTGGAAGAGCCTGTCCATGTTGAAGACTCTGTTAATGTAGAGGAACCTGTCCATGTTGAAGACTCTGTTAATGTAGAGGAACCTGTCCATGTTGAAGACTCTGTTAATGTAGAGGAACATCTTAAGGTGGAAGAGCCTGTCCATGTTGAGGAAGATATTAAGGTGGAAGAGCCTGTCCATGTTGAGGAAGATATTAAGGTGGAAGAGCCTGTCCAGATTGAGGAACCTATTAAGGCTGATGATGAGTCTCTTCAGGTGGATGAGCCTGTTAATGAGGATGAGTCTGTCCATGTTGAAGACTCTGTTAATGTAGAGGAGCCTGTACATGTTGAAGACTCTGTTCAGGAGGAAGACTCTGTTCAGGAGGAAGACTCTGTTCAAGAGGAACCTGTCCAGGTGGAAGAGTCTGTTCAGGAGGAAGACTCTGTTCAAGAGGAAGAGTCTGATAAGGAGGAGGAAGCAGAAGAACAATCAGAATAAGCGTTAAAATTCAATAAGTGTTAAATTTTAATAATCATATATTATTTTTTATAAATATAATATATAAACATGACATACGCTACATCTTCATTATATAACACTTTGTTTGGAGGAACGGATTCTAAACAATCAGGTGGCGGTAAACCCTCCATTTTTAAATCAAACTTGTCTGGTTTATTTAAATTAATAACAGACAAAAAAGAATTTTTTATTATGGTTTTTGCGAATTTAATAACACAATTAGGTATAACCTATTATGTAATGGAAAAAGTAAATTTAGATCCAAATGATACAGAAACAAAAAAACAAATAAGATATTTGGGTTATTTACAAATATTGATAGTAATAATATTAGCATTTGTTCCCATGCCTTCATGGTTAAAATTTATAATATTTTGTGGGTTTTCAGCTGTATGGGGTTATATGTTTTCAACATTTAGACAAGTTGTAGGTGAAGATGCCGTTAAAATGGCTATGACAGGAACAATCAGTATTTTTGCGTTAATGTTTGCCTTTGGCGCAGGATTAATATTGTCAGGAATACAATTAGGTTACAAATTTGGTTTAATGTTATTTTATTTCCTATTAGGTTTACTTCTTATAAGAATAGTTCAATTATTTATACCATCTTCATCTTTAACAAAAAAAATAATTACAGTGTGTAGTTTAATGTTATTTTCAGTTTATATAGTTTATGATACAAATAGCATATTACAAAGAAATTATTATGGTGATTTTATAACCGCATCAATGGATTATTATTTGGACATAATAAATATTTTTGTTAATTTGTTATCTTTTGGTAGAGATTAATAAATTCTGGGTTTAATTATAATGGTTTCAAGGTTCGCGTAAGAATATCAATATCTTTTCTCGCCTTTTTGTGCAACTGTAAAGACAATTTTTTAGAAAATTTTGTTATAAATAGTTTGTCTTTTCTATGTTTAAATACGCGATTTTCAAATAAAATTATCGCTGAATCTAATGCTACTACATAATTCGCATTTTTTGTATACATTGAGTACATTATACATCTGTCAATATCGTATGCCGCTAACAAGTCGGCTTCTCTAACAACATGATATGCCAATTGATATTCATTTAACGATGGAAACCCATTTTTCTTAACAGTTGAATAAGACATTGTAGTAATAATTTGAAATATTATATCTAGTTTTTCTGGATTAATGTAAGGCATCATGTATTCTCTAATTTCTTTTATTCCTACTTCTTCCGATACGTATTTTTTATCTATTGTATCATGAAGAATTGCGGAAACAATAATTATATCCTTTTGTTGTTCCAAATATGAGTTTTCAATGACTTCAGATTCATATATTCTTAGTGCCAAATTATAGACCTCCATACTGTGCTTCAATGAATGCGATTCATCGATATTAAATTTTTTGCATAATACCATCACCAAATCAAACGCTTTTACAATAATTTGTTCCATTTTATTAAATTTATAAGTTTATTTTGTAAAAGATTTACTTACAAATAAAATATTCAATTTTTTATTTAATTAAAAAACTAATTTATTTAATTAAAAATTAATTAATACAAAATAAATTTAATTTGTTTTTGATTTAAATAAATAAATTTATATCAAATATATAAAATGTCGGCAAAAGCAGAAGAAAATAAAATTCCTGAAGAGTTTCCCAAGATTATCAAAGATTTTGTTGGTGATATAAAAACTACATTTCCTGAGTTCAAAGATTTAATTGAAAAGTGGTGGAAGGATGAATCCTTTTTCAATTACATTGAAGATATTGAAGAGAGAAATAAGACTTATTTTGAAGCGGAGAAACAAACAATAAAATTTTTATTCGATTTTTGTCAAAAGAAATTTCCGGCAAGATTTTTCGAAATTTTATATCAAAATGAAGATATGTTTAAAGATGATTCCAATTTAGACACTGAATTTTTACCCCATATACATTTTAAAACATTATGGAAGTTAGATATTAGTCAAAAAACACGTGAAACTATTTGGAAATACCTTCAATTAATATTGTTCTGCATTATTGGAACAATTGAAAATAGAGAAGCATTTGGTGACACCGCAAAATTATTTGAGGCAATAAATGCGGATGATTTTAAGGATAAGTTACAGGAAACCTTGTCTCAAATGCAAGATTTGTTTAATATGCCTGGTTTATCTGGCGATGATGAATGTCCTGAATTAACGCCAAATATTAATATGGATAATTTACCCAAGGCAGAAGACATTAACGCTCATATTTCGGGATTATTAAATGGAAAATTAGGTCAATTAGCAAAGGAAATCGCAGAAGAAACCGCCGCAGATTTGAATTTAGATTTGGAAGGTGTAACTGATATGAAAGATGTTTTTAATAAGCTAATTAAAAATCCATCCAAATTGATGAATTTAGTGAAGGATGTTGGTGGTAAATTAGACTCACGTATTAAATCTGGTGAAATTAAAGAAAGCGAATTAATGGAGGAGGCAAGTGAGCTTATGAATAAGATGAAAAATATGCCCGGAATGGGTAATATTCAATCCATGTTGAGTAAAATGGGAATGGGCAATCTAGGAGGAAAAATGAATATGGGGGCAATGCAGTCGCAGTTAAATAAGAATATGAAAGGCGCTCAAATGAGGGAAAGAATGAAGGCAAAGGCGGAGGCAAATCAGAAGATGAAGGCACAAACACCTGTTGCGCCACCTATTCCTGTAACTCCAGCACTAACTGAGGAACAATTAATTTCTATTTTTAGTACTGGAGAGAAAGTGGAAAGAACTCCAAGAGGGGCAAAACCGACAACAAATAACAATAATAATAAGAAGAAAAAGGGTAAAAAATAATTTGTTACGTTATAACGTTAATCATTTAGGAATAAATATAAAGAATAACATTTATTTTATATTCCAAAATAATTTAATTTTTAAATATGTAAATTATTTATTATATGTTTTTTATATAAATGGGAAGAACATTAAAAAATTCATTTTTTCCAACAAATTATATGGCTACTAGAATGTATAATTTTAATAAAAACAATACATTGGCTCATGTTCAAACACCGCCTGGTTTAACATTCTGTAAAGAATGTCAAGATACAACTCAAGTGAATTACCATCACGCAAAAGCATTTGTATTATCATGTATCGACTTTAGATTAAGAGATAATATTACTAGTAATCTAACTAATTTAGGATATAAAAATGAGTATGATGATTCTGCTGTAGCAGGAGGAAGTTTAGGTTATAATGGTTTATTACACTATAACTGGTCTACAACTATAACTGATAATATAGATTTAGCTATACAACTACACGATATAGAGGAAATATTGTTAATTGACCATATGCAGTGTGGTGCTTATGCGGCACAGTATCCAACTATGGTAAAAGGTGGTGAAGACGAATACAACTATCATATAAGTAATTTAAATACAGCTGCCCAATCTTTAAAAATAAAATATCCAACCCTAAAAATAAAAAAATATATAATTTCTATTGATGGCGGAACAATGATAGATATTGACATATACGAAGGTCCGTTCCCTTTTTAATTAGAATACAATAAATTACTAAAATATAAATTCATTATACAAACTTTTTTAAAAAGTTTATATATATATAATGTCAACACAATTCTGGACAAACGAACCCACAATTTTATTAAATAAAGAGTATATTTTTGATTTGTGGCCAACTTCAAATATGAATTACGAACAAAAATTAAATGCTATTACTCGACTAATAATTATAATAACAATTTTAGGATATATTTTGACATCTTCCATCAGAATTTTAGTGGCCGGTATTGTAACGATTATTGTTATTTTTGTAATGTATAAAATGCGAAAAGATAAATTAACAAGCGAAATAATGAAAGAGGGGTTTAAGATTAAAGGGAATGAAAGTTCGGGATTATATGAGGACAAAACTAAGACAATTACAAACCCTGAAACTTTACAATCAGCTTTAAAATCTGAATTTAAATCAGGAAATAAAAAGAATCCATTTAGCAATGTTCTATTGACTGATATAATGGATGACCCTGATAGAAAAGCGGCACCGCCATGTTTTAACCCTGAAGTTGACAGTGATATAACAAAGAATATTAAGAAATCAGTTCAATTTATGAACCCGGGAATTAAAAATACAAATAAACAATTGTATGGGGAATTATGGGAAAATTATGAATTGGATCAATCAAATAGGGCTTTTTTTAGTACCGCAAACACGCGTGTCGTAAATGATCAAGGAGCTTTTTCTCAATTTTTATATGGAAATATGCCTTCAGCTAAGGGTAATAGTCCTGAAGACAATTTACAAAGAGAGAAAGATAATTATAGATATACTCATTATTAAATAAAAATAAATTATTATATTTTCTTTAGAATAATTTATTTATTTCCTTGATTTCCTTGATTTCCTTGATTTCCTTGATTTATTTGTCCGTACTTTCCTTCCTTTTCTTATTTTTTTTAATTTCCTCGATCTTAAACCACCATATGAATTTGTGTTTTTTTTAATTAGAGGGTTTGATGAGTTAATCATAATTTTTCGTAAATTAGATTTTGATAATTTTATTGATGAATTAAGAGGATACAATTCCATAATTTTATCAATTATCTTTGATTTACGAGTCCAACTACTAAATTTTATTTGATAAATTCCCATATCAATAATATCTTGAATGACTGTTTCTTTTGTTATCCCAGGTATTTTGCCAATACTATTAAATAAATTACTAATATAGGTATTATCGAATGAAATCCGTTCATCCATTGTATTAGCCCATTTAATTAATCTATTATACGATAATGATATTAAATATATTACACTTCCATCTTGTTGATTTGTAGCTAAAATATTTTTACAAGCATTTATATTATTATCAATAGAGCATAAATCTTCATTATAATCAGTTTTTAATTCATTCGCATTTTCTTCTTGCGTTATTTGTAAATTGTTATTTTTAATATAATTTACAATTGCGATATACATTTGAATATAATTAAATACATAACCACAATGCCATTCTTCATTTAATAGATTTTTAAAAAAATTATTATTTGTTATATCATCGTGTGTAAAAGTTTTAATTAAATCATTATTTATATGTTTTATTGAAAAAACTTGTTCTGCTAAATCGTTCATAAGAAGATTAATTTGATAACAGAGTGTTTCTTTATCTGTAATTAAAGGTATTGAATCCTCCCAAAATTTAAGTAAATTAAATAAAATTTCATTAATTATTGGATGTTTAGGTATTGAAGCAATAAAAAAATTTTCTGGTATAAATGGATAAGTATTATAATTTTCATTTAATTTAATATAATCTGTCTGGAGGGTTTTAAATTTTTTTACTACTTCATTATATTTAACATCATCAAACATTTCATCTAAAGCAGAAAATATAATTTGTTCAACCATAAATGGAGGTGTATAACAGCCGATAAATGTTGCTGTTGGTTGTTTTATATAATATATATCTAAAGATGTAAATAAAAATGTACTAATATCTAACCAGAACCCCCCCATATTCTGACAATAAAAAAAATCTGATAGCATCTGATTTATGAGCAGAAATTACAAATTCATTATTAAGAATTTTCATTAATACCTCATTTTTACTAATATAACTTATTAAATTTTCCCAGTTTGTAATAATATTAACTTGCCATTCTGGTTCTGGATGTTGCTCTATTATTCTATCTTTAAAATATCTTATGCTGTCTGTTAATAACCCATCCGTTTTTTTATCAAAATTACACCATAAAGCCCAAATTATTTTAGGTATACTCATTTACTATAATTATATATTATAATTATAATTATGTATAATAGATAATTTTTTAAATAGATATTTAGAAACACAAAACATTAAATTAAATTTATTTTCTTTAGAATAATTTATTTTACTATTATATATAAATGTCTTACGTATCTAATTATACATTTGATAATATTTCGAGAATAGGAAATGACAATTGTAATATAGACCAGAATTCAATCCAAAATACTCAAGCGGCAAATTATTTGCTTCAAAATTATTTTGCTGCTGATTGTTCTATGAAAAACCCTATTAGTCTTGCCACAACCCAACCTGGAGTTATGTACAATGGAGGACACAATGTAGGTGCTGGCGGATGTAATATTGATGACTCGTCTAACTTACAAATTGGTACCATACAAACGCATCCTCGATGCCGAATTGACTTGTTTCAACGCCCATTTGCGACTGTTCCATATTTAGGAAGAGGAGCAGTGAATCCCATTATGGAATCTCAAATACAACAAGGTGAGTCATTAACCAATAAGAGAAGTGTTAATAATTTGAGTGAGAAAAGTTACATTAAATACGCTCAAACTCCTCTTTTACAAAGTGTTAAGGATAAAATTAATAATCCTGCTAACTGTGTTGAAGGTGTAGCAAGTGAGGGTTGGATCCGTGGTGGGGTTCCTTCTCGTGAGATCACTCGTGATAATGATTTTAATAAACAGTAATTATTTTATAAATTGTTGTTTAATTTTCAAAAAAACGAAAACTTTGTATATAATAAAAATTATATTATATACAAAATACAAATATACTATGATACAATTGTTGTATAAATTTTTAATTATTTTATTTATTGTAACTTTTATTTGCGATTTAATTTTAAACTTTCTCTCGCGACAATCCTTTGTACCGCGTTCCATTAAAGCATTGAAGAGTTATTTTGATTACTATAACAATATTACATTAACGGGAGTTTATGCTTCAATTACTGTAATTGTTTGTTATCTTATTACAGCATTAATAACATTTTTATTATTTCATTATTATGTTCCTACTAATATGAATCAGTTATACACTGTTTTATTAATAGCTGCGCCAGTTGGATACATTTCTGATATAATTATTTATAAAGGTAAAATATTTGGCACTCAATTAGATGCGTTTTATAAGGAAATTGGTGCTGGATTGTCTGGTGCGGTTGCGTTTATTTTTGCGATTGTTATTAGTTTTTTACTTTTTTAAATGTTTTCTCGTTTTTCTAGGTTTTCTAGGTTTTCTAGGTTTTCTTGTTTTTCTTGTTCTTGATTTTTTTGGTTTCATTTTTCTTGTTTTTCTTGTTCTCGATTTTCTAGTTTTGGTTTTTGAACGACCACCTTTTTTCACAATATTTTTTATAAAATCAATGGCTTCATACATTGTCTCACTTGCCTCCGTCGCACTATTAAATAAATTTTTAGCTTTTATAGGATCCTCCGTATTAATTAAAATCATAGTAGTTGCGACCCATGGGTTTGACCCAGCAATATCAAGAGTATGTCTAATATGATCAATATCTTCTAGTTTTGTGAATAAGATAACAATTGCTATACTTTCATTACCTTGAGACATATTGTAGGCACCGACGACATTTTTGAAACCATCAATATCTAATTTATTAGTTATTTTCATTAATTTACTAATTTTATTTGCTAAACTATCACTTTTATAAATATTAATTTCACCATCTTTATCTTTAGTTAATTCCCTAGCATAAATCACAACCTCATTCGCTACATCGAGAGGTATATCTGGAACAATTAGCATAACTAAGGCAATTGATACATCACTACTGGCATCACGATATTTTTCTAACAAATTATCAAGAGTAAATTTCGTTAATTCAGTAATACGTTTAATTTTTACAATATTTGCAATGTCAATCGCCTCATCCTTATCCAAACTTCTTATTTCACACCATGTATTATATTCTATTGTTTTTTCAATCGTCATCCCTAATGTAGTCTTTAAATTAAGTAAATGTTCAACATGATCGATATTTGTTTCATTATTGGCTTTTAAATATTCTAAATTTTCATATATTGTTTGAAGATTTAAATTAGGATATTTTTTTTTAATATTAAAAATGTCCATAATTATATCTCTAGTAATTTGCGTTGGCGAAATTTTTTTAATAAGAAATTGCGCAACAGCTCTTATTTTGTTTTGTTCAACTGGATCGCTAATTTGATTTTGTTTAAATATGTCTTGCATCATAGTTTCTGCCACATCCTTTTCCATTTGATATGATTCATCAGGTGTAGGAGAATTTAAAACACTAAGTCTCTGATTTCCTGAATTGCCCATGTCAATTGCACGGGATTTATCATCATAATCGGTAATTCCGTTAACGCCTGGAAACACCGGAAAGGTTATTCCAGACGCACCGTTACATGTGTCATCAATAAATATGCAGTGTTTTTGAATAGCCGATTTTTTAACTTTATCTATTATATCTTGAGATAATCTAGATCTTTGAAAAAAATCAATTGGAACACTTTTTGGATTTTTTTCAAGTAAATGATCACACATTTCTAAGGCTTTATTCTTTAAAGCAACTTTTTTTGTTCCATTTGGTACTTTTACATAAAGCAAGCCTCCATTCAGTATGCTTTCATGCGTTGGCATTTTACCAACCATTAACGAACGGCATTGTTTAATGCCATTACTATCTACAATATCATATTTCATACATGCGACTTGCATAGATGTGGAAACTAAATCTGCTTGGGGAATTGGGCAATTTGTCGTCATCCTAAATGTTCTCTCTTCTTCATCGTTGTATCCAGAAAATTCTTTATCAGCAGCAAGAAATGTATTTTTTTTCCCAGAATTTATTTCCGCAGCAAACAAACCGCTTTTATTCGCTGTTTCCCTCTCTTCATATGTCTTAACAAAAGCTTGTTTTTCTTTCTCGGTGGCACGAAATTTGGCTAACTCTTCCGTGCTTACATAACTTTTAGTATCAAGTAAATTTAATATACGAGATATACATTGAGAATCATAATCTGAGTCTTGAATAATTTTAATTATTTCTCCAGTCGTCATAACAGAGTTCATGTCAACCCTCCAAATAGATATCAAAAATGGATATGCCAAAGCAATATCAGTAACAACCCAATCTTTTGGAGATTTAAAATTGTTTAAAGCTATTGGTGGCATAGTATTCCATCCAGAAATCCCTAATTCAGGGTTACCTCGTGCATTTACTGCTTGTGGATTTCCTGGGTTTTTCTCCGAAGCTAATGAACTATGACCATAAGGAATAACACCAAATGTAACTTTTAAACTAAATTCGGCATTTTTTGGGGGTGGAACTATAACGGTATCTTTGTCTATTTGGTTTTTAGTTACTACTGTACTTCTTGTATCGTCTTCATCATCGTCGTCATCAAGCGCATCAGGTAGTTTATCAAAATAATCGCTTACAACATTATCAGCATCATTAGCATCCTCCTCTTCTTCCTCATTTTCTTTTCTAAGCTTAGTCAATTCAGGATCATCCTCCTCATTAGGATCCATTAATATATATATAATATATATATATATATAATTTCATAATTTAATAAAAAGTATTTAAAACTACTTGTATTTATTATATAATGAATTATAATACAAATTATATTTGCCAATACAGAAATCATATTTTTCTTAGAGAAGAAGAAGACAAATTAAGTGAAAATGAAAAATATTTTATAATTGACAGTTTATACAGAAACGATGTTCTAAATATTTTCAATCTTGAAGATTTTGATGAACAATTAATTAATAATTGTATAAATAAAATTTATGAAAAGATTAAAAATTATGATGAATTAAAACCAGTATTAAAAAAACTGGCTTCTTTCTTTTTTAGTGATGACTGCGAATTAGGGATATTGTTAATGTTTTCTTATGATTACTTAGAGCATACTCACCCATGTATATGTGAGTTTTTAGAAACTGGAGCAATCGCTAATGACAAATTGGATAAACTTAAAGATGTTATAAATAAAAACATTTAATTTTTTTATAATAAATTGTAATAAATTATAAAAAAATTATTTTAATCTATAAGTATATAAATGGCTTCTACTCGTAATAGAAATACTCCAATTAACTACAAATTAGAACAAAGATCAAATACAAATTCGTCCCAATATGCTTTGTATGAGAACTCTCAATATGGTTCAGCATATAATACAAGATTAGCAGGAAATGGATTAATGCCTGCCCAAATTCCATGGAATAAATTGTCCTATAATGCCCCGGACATTGAGTCATTTTTGTTTGGAATTAATTCTACTAATTTAGTTAACCCGGCTTCAATTCTTGTGCCAGAATTAGCGCAAATAGATTCGGTAAATATATATGAGAAGGGACCTGTATATGTTCCAGAACCTTTAGTTGTAGAGAAAAACCAGCGCCCATCATTTAATTAAAAAAATTAAAAAAATTAATATATTAAAATAATTAAAAAATAATTATTTTAATTTACTAAAAAGATTTAATATTTGTTGTCTCAATATTTAGTATTCTGGTGTATGCTTCTTAAATAAACATCCTTGGGGAGTTAAATTCTTAATATCCATAGAAACAACTCCAGGGTTTTGATTTGCGCATGTTGACATCCAAATCTTGATAACACAAAAGTTCTTTTTCGGTGAAATTGTAATTCCAGTTACACAATTGACAAATCCATTTTGTTTGCTTAATGTTTGCCCGACCATTGAATAACTTAATTCCCTCCACACTTCACACACATTTTTATTTGAAACTTTATATGAAAAACATCCTCCATCTCTGTTTAGAGGATCCTCCCATGTAGGCTTAACACCATCACGCATAAAAAACAACATACAGTTTTTTACTAGAATATCGGGTAAAGTTTCTATAACGGCAATTGTTTCTTCAACAGTTTCCGTCGTATACACCTTCTTATAACTATTTATTGTCCAATCAGTATCATGTGGTAAATGCGCCCACAAAGTCCATTTGTTCGATAATTTATGAAATTCTTCAATATTACTAGATGTTTCTGTATCCATTGTTATTATATGCGGTGAAGCCATTTATAATATATATATTTCAATTTTTTTTATATTGTTTTATTAATTGAATTAATAAATATTGTTTTTAATTTGTTAAATTTTTCTTAATTGTTTACGTCTTTGATTGAAGAAATCTTATAATCATCCTTTTTAAGTGTTAAATAATTATATTGGTTTAATATAATCTCATTAACATCTTGGTCTAAAATTTTAATAATATACTTATCAAGATTACCACTATAATAATAGTTCACATTTTTTACAAATTTTGGATAATGTTTTTTTAAAAAATAAATAACAAAATCTTTATTAATAACATTATCTACTAGCATATAATTATATAAATCACTACTTAAGTCTATTTTTTGAATTTCACTTTTAATAATTACTTCAATTAAAATAAAATTATAACTTGTTTTCTCACAATTATAATGTGATTCTTCAAATGGAACAATAGACAAAACTTTTTTATTAATTCTATTTGTGTAAATTGTCATTTTATTAATTGCGTTTTCATCTGGGTCAACTTTCTTATAATTTTGTATTAGCCATTTTTTACTTGATGTTTCTATAACTGTGCCATCCCTAATATATTCTATGTCTTGGGTCTTTACAAAATATTCGCTAATATTATTTATGTATTTTTTCATGAATGGAAAAAATAATAGAAAAGAATTATATTTGTTTACTATGTATCTACGTGTTTGTATTAATTTCATTTGAACAGTAGTAAAAAAATAAATACCACAATAGGATACATTCATTATTAAATTATTATATTTTTCAGGATACAAATTTTTGAAAGCAAAGTTAAAAAAATAAAAACTGAATGCGTAATTTGCGATTTTCACAATGTTCATTATTTAAGTATAATAATTAATTATATTTAAATAGATATAATAAATATTTTATTTTAAAATTATTTCTAACTTTTAACTTTGATATGCTGGGTCACTTGAACCTGAAGGTGGTGGTGTATTAGAAGTTGTCGTATTAGAAGAACTTGTTGTTGAAGAAGTTGTAGGTGGTTTAGGAACAATAATATTTGGTGAATTATAATAAACCGGGTTTGTTAAAGAATTATAATAAGGGTTATAAATAATTATATTACCATTTGTATCCACGGTAACATTATTTATCGAACTTGGTGTAGGTGTTGTATTTGTCGTATTATTACTACCATCTTGACACGAATAATTTAATGATCCTGTTGTGGAATTCAAACCAAATATATATAACAATAAACTCACAATAACAGTCATTAAAATAAATGGAATAAAAACAATAATCCATGATATAGTATTTAAACCACGCTGACACAAAATATTTAATAATATTGTAACCATTACAGTTACTATAATTTTCATTGCTACTGTATTATATAAACCATTGTATAAATCAATAAGTATTTGTGTTATTGAAAATATTAAATAAATAATTGCCGGAGGACATAAATTTATCATTTTATTTTATATTATATTTATATTTTTTATTTTTCTTTTTTTTTCTTTTTATATTGCTTTAGTTTTCCTCATTGTAAAAAATGGGATCACTATCCTTGAAATAACCGATCTTTTCTCCTACATCACCGTCTTTATCTAAAATGTAAATGAACCCGTTTACTTCATTATTAGTGCAATATGTTACATCATCGATTTCAATTTCAAATAATTCTTCATCTTCTAAGCTTGCGACTGGTTCTAAGCTTGCGACTGGTTCTAAGCTTGCGACTGGTTCTAAGCTTGCGTCTTCATCATCAGAAGCCTCGGTGTCCACATCTTCTTCCTCCTCCTCCTCCTCTTCCTCCTCCTCTTCCTCCTCCTCTTCCTCCTCCTCTTCCTCCTTATCAGATTCCTCTTCCTCCTCCTCCTTATCAGATTCCTCTTCCTCTTCCTCCTTATCAGATTCCTCTTCCTCCTCTTCATCATCAGATTGATTACATGCGCTACAATATTTTTTACCATTAACAATTTTTATATCACTATCTAAAATAACACGACATTCACACTCACTACAAATATTATCATTACTATCTAAATTTTCTTCCACCGAGACATCCTCTTCAATATTCAATTTAATATTTTCACTTTCTATTTTAATATGAATATTTTGATTTTCAACAACATCATTCTCATCAGTTAAATCAATTATATTTAATCCCTTTAATTTATTTATTTCTTCTTGAAGCAATCTATTTTTTTCAAGTAAATTTTTAATAATGGAAATCTTTTTAGACGATTTGTTTTTCTTATTAGATTGATTCTTATTTACATTAATTGGTTTATATGTTCCTCTATTATATTTAAATGCAGGTAAATTTAAAACCGCATTATAATTATCCTCAAATAATCGATAATTAAATAAAAAATCATGAAGTATATCTTCTAATCCATCCTTTATTTTCTTATTTATCTCATTTAATAACGGTTCAGTATTAAACATTTCTTTATTGTATATATTTCCGTTTCCCATTTTAGTTATATTTTAATATATAACTATTCGTTTAATATGATTTAAAAAATAATTTATGTATTTCATATATGGAAAAATCGGACACGTTAAAAGAAGATGATTTAGTTCAAATGATATTGAGACAAACAAACTATTCTGAAGCGGAGGCAAAAGATAAATTAAAAGAATTCAATAACGACGCAATTTTAGTAATTAAGTCATATTTTGGAATCGCTGAAAAAAAAGTACCTGAGAAGATAAAGTCTGTTAATCAAGAGATTTACAAACAATTTAGATTAAAGTTAGATAATTCTATGAAAGAATATAGAGACTCAAAAGGTGGGAATTTATAAATTTACAATTTTTATAATTTATATATTAAATCAATTAAATATATAAATTTTTATTTTTTACCTTTGATCTTCTTCTTTATTACATTACTAGCGGATAAGCCAGGTATAGATGGTGATGGTGCTCCATTATTTGCGTTGTAATTATTAATATGTTCGATAGCATAAACAATAGCAAAAATTAATAAAAATAATAAAATTTGTTTATAATATTTTAAAAATAACCCCCACAAGCTGTTATCATTTTTTTCTTGTATTAATACATCAGAATTATTAATCTCATTGATCTCATTGTCAACATTTATAAATTCATTGTTACTTTTCATTGTTTATATTATTAAAATAAAATAATATAATACGCTAAATATAATTATTGTATTAATCCAAACTTTTCATTCATTATGTTATTTTTTGATTGTATTTTTTTCTGAACAGTTTTCTTAATTTGATATGTATTTGATGGTATAATTTTGTTGTTTATAATGAAATCATCATTGTCTTCATGTAATTCAGGAAGAATACGTGTTAATGGCTTATCTACAATTAAAAATAATCTTTCGTTTCTTAACAATGACCTATATTCTTGAATGCTTAGATTACCATAATATTTATCTAACATATAATATGGGTTTGGAGATGGTTTAATATTTTTCGTATAGTTATATATTTTTGAATAAATATGATTAATTAAATGGTACCTTTCAAATTTTGTTGAACTATCAATATTTTCTTCCATTAAATATGCGGTAGAACATTCTGGACTGCAAAAACATCCATAAACGTGGTAAGAATCTTTAATTTGAAACTTAGGGATATAAACTGGCGGACTATCAAAATCACAAGTACACCAAAAACAAGCGGACTTTTTATTACTTATATTATTAATATGTAAATTATGTTCTAATTGTTTCAGTTTTTTCCATAGTTCTCTTGTTTCAACTTCTTTGTTAACTACGTTTGAATCATCCTCATCATCATTATAATTATAATTATATTTATCATCATATACTTTACTATTAAAATTAATTACATCGGTATTATAATTATTTGAAAAGTTTTTATCAAACAATGAATTATTATTAAACATTGTATTTGTCGTATTAGAAATGACTTGATTATTTGAAATGACTTGATTATTAGAAATGACTTGATTATTAGATATTGTATTGTTATTTTTTGTTGTGTTTGTAGTATTTAATAAATCAATATCACCAATAATTTCATATGAAATCTCATTTTTACAAGAAGAAAAATTAAAACTTTCAATGTTTGAATTTATTGTTGTTGATTGTAAATCATTTAACGAGCATTTCAAGTGTAAAATAACATTAGGTTTTATATCCTTATTATCATTTATAGAAGTAACTTGCTGAATAATTTTCCCACCTTTTGGTTTTCTACCACGTTTTTTAGCTACAGGTTTTTCTTCTATATTTGGGCTTTCAGAATTATTGATAATTTCATTTATTAAATTATTGGTTACATCATTGTTTAAATCATTTGTTAAAGCATTATCGTCAATTATGCATGTAATGTTGGTAGTAGCATTATTTTTTTTCTCAGCAGCAGCTAATAACTCCTTCTTGGATTTTCTTCCTCTCTTCTGTTTAACTACCACAATATTCTCTTCATTTTTTACTTCAGACATTTATATTAATAAATAAAAAGATTAATTTAAACTGTTTTATTATATATTATTCCGTATTAACTTTTTACATTTTTTATATTATTACATTTTTTATATTATTACATTTTTTATATTATTACATTTTTATAAATTAATAGTTATTATGATTATTACTATGATTATTATCATAACAATGACGACAAACAGGAATATAGTTATCAGAACCAACTAATGTCTGGCATGTTTCAACTGTTAATCTCATTGAAAATATTCCTGATTTTCCATTTTTACATAATGAACATAATGATGTTAATTTAGTTACCTTATCACATAATGGTATTAAATCTAAAATCTGACCGAATTTTTTGCGCTGAAAATCACCATCAAGACCACAAACATATACTTTATTACCCATTTTTAATAAATGCACGACATATATAAATAAATCCTCGAAAAATTGTCCTTCGTTTATCAGGTATACCTTTGCTTCTTTTAACCTCTCATAAGTAGCCATTAAATTATTTGTTTGAACACAAGGTATCATAACTCTATCGTGATTTGATAAAAGTAAATCATCATATCTTGTATCTGATGAATGATTTATAACAACACAAGGTATATTACAAAACTTACATTGTTTATAAATATCAATTAATCTGCTTGTCTTACCTGAAAACATAGGTCCGATAATCAACTCAAGATATGATTCATTAGATGTTGTCATCATTTTACTATTTACTATTATTATATATTTACTATTCTTTAATATTTTATTTCAATTATTTTTATAATTTTTATAATAGATAAAATTTTTTAAGTAAAATATTATCAATAATTCTAAGTAAGTATTTAAATAAAATTTATTATTAATAAATAACTAATAATAAATGAGTAAAATTCCATGGACAGAAGCATACAGACCAACCGAATTTGATGAGATTGTATTAGATCCATTAAATAAACAAATTTTAAAAAACATTATTGAAACTTCGTATTTCCCCAATGTTCTTTTTTATGGTCCTCCCGGTACAGGAAAAACAACAACAATTATTAATTTAATTAATTCTTATCAAGCTAAAGTTGGTATAAGAAACAAAGATTTAATAATTCATTTAAACGCATCTGACGAAAGAGGTATTGATATTATAAGAAATCAAATTAGTTTTTTTGTAAACTCTAAACCATTATTTCATGGTGGAATGAAGTTCGTTATTTTAGATGAAGTTGATTATATGACAAAAAACGCACAACAAGCACTTAAATATCTTTTACAAAATTACTCAAGTTCCGTCCGTTTTTGTCTTATTTGTAATTACATTAGTAAAATAGATGAAGGACTACAAAACGAGTTTATGCGTTTACGGTTCAATCAATTACCAAAATATGATATTATTCGATTTCTTAGAAATATATCAACCACAGAGAAATTGATGATTTCTGAAAAATCATTGGAATTAATTCAAAAATTATATAAATCCGATATAAGAAGTATGATAAATTTTATGCAGTCAAAGCAAGATATTTTTAAAACCGAAAATATTAAAAATGATAAAAATGAATTAGAATTTATAATAGATGATAGTATTTGGGAAACAATCACCCAATTGATCGTAAATAAAAAAGGCATCAATAATATTGAAACTTTAATCCATAATATAAGTATTAATTATAATATTGATAAAAAAAATATAATTAAAGATTACATAAATTATATTATTCGAAATAAACCAGATACTATATCTCCAGATTTTCTAAATTTTGTTGAAAATGTAATGCATTCACAGGAATGTAATAACAAAACCTATTTGTATTATTCGTTATCTAAATTGTCGTCATTTATTTGAAAATTACACAAATTATCGGATGAATTATAACTTTTCATTCTAATTTGTAATTTAAGCATAAAATCGTTCGGAGGAGAGCTTTTTGTGGGGTCAAAAAAATTCTGTTTTAGACTATATTCACTTTGAATATTGCTAATGTCTTTCATACTTGTAGATAAGTTTTTTTTAATAGGAATAATTTTACTTCTTTCATCGATGACCTGTGGACTTGAATACATTCTTTATATTTATATAAAAGAAAATAATTGAATTAGAATTAATATAAAGAATATAAAGGTAAATCACAATATATTAGTAAGAATGCCTAAATCTAAGAGTACCAATAATTCTACAAAAAAAGCATCTTCAAATATTGAAGATGAGTGGATGAATTTTATATCAAATGATTTCGATGAAAATGATTTAGAAGATGAAGATTTACCAGATGATTTAGAAGACATGAATGAAATTATTAAAAAAAGCGGCGAGACATTGTCGGCAAACTTAAATTTCGAATACAATATTGAAACCCCTAAAGCAAATGAAATATACATATCAACTAAAACCAAGATTGCCTATTTAAATCAACATATTGATCTTAAAGATGTTTTTTGGAAAATACCGGTATTGCCTTATCCTATACCAAGTAATGGCGTTATCAAAAAGCAAATGAAATTCAATTCATCTACTATTGAAGATTATGAAATTATTCAAGAATTGGTTAAAAAGGAATCTTATTATGAAGAAAATGTGATTACAAGCATTAATAATCCCGCAGGAAGAATTAAGTTTAAAGATATTCGGAAAGTTAGCATTGGTATTTCTAAGAAAGATATTATGAGTTATAGGTCAAAAAAAAAGAGCGCATTTTATAATTGTTTTGTAATCATATTACGTTTAAATGATGCGGGAATGTATAAAGAAATACATGTAAAAGTGTTTAATACTGGAAAACTGGAGATTCCAGGAATACAAAATGAGAGAATATTTAATATGACATTAAGTTTAATTATTGATACATTACAACCGCATATTAGTGATAAACTGGAATATAAAAGTGACAGCAATGAAACGGTCCTAATCAATTCAAATTTTAATTGTGGGTTCTTTATTGATAGGGAAATATTATATGATGTTTTGAGATATAAGTATAATATTCATGCTATTTATGACCCATGTTCTTATCCAGGTATTCAATGTAAATTTTATTATAATCCGGATATTGATATTCAGCTAGGTTGTCAAATTTCAGAGGAAAATAAACATTTATATAAGAATATTAATGAAATTTCATTTATGATTTTCAGAACAGGAAGTGTATTAATTGTCGGTAAATGTGATGAAAATGTTCTTATGATTATTTATGAATATCTTAAAATTATTCTGAATAATGAATTTAAAAATATATGTCAAAAAAATATGAATATGAACGATACTGCTTTATTGAAACTGAAGGACAAGAATAAGAAAAAGAAGATTCGAAAGAAGATTATTATTGTGGATTTATAAATATTTTGTCTCTAAGATAAGATAAATTAATAATTAAATTATTGACAAAACCAAGTAATAAATTTTTCGGGACTGTCATTTATATAATTATTTTTATCATCATTATATATTTTCAATAAGCAAGTATTTATTACATCTTCGTTTTTACTTATTCTTTTAATTAATAATAATACTATTTCTAAAAACTTATCAATATTTTGAAATTCTATGTCTAAAAAATCAATTATAGAATTAAAATAACCCAGTTTTTTTATTTCTATTTCCATACTGCTTACCTTGAAAGACAATTTTATACATTTATCAAATTGTTTTTTATCATTTATAAAAATTTGAATATTGTTTATTATTTTCAAAAATATATTTTTTTGAATCTTTATATTTTCTGTAATAATATTAAATTCATTTACTGTTTTTTCATCTGCGTATGGCATATTTTTTTTAAAATCATTATTTAATTCATATATTGTTTTTTTATAAACATAACTTGTTGCGTCTCTTGATGATAACTGTAAAAATATATTTTGTTCTTCTGAAATTTGTGATACAAATTCAACGTAAAAATATATTGCTTTTTGACAATGAAAAGACGTCAATTCTATATTTTTGGTATAGTATAAAATGGTTGTAAAAATATTTGTTATTGTTTCTAAACCACGTGTAATTATAAACTTATAATAACTATTATTTTTTACTTTTATATTATCTAAAATAATATTAAAAAATTCAAATATATAGTCTTTATATTTATTCAAAACGATACAAGTAGTAACATCTAGTGAATTTTTAAAATTATCTGTATTATATAGAGAATAATTGGTTTCTATATTTAACGGCGTTGTCATATATATTCTAATAATTTAATTTAATTTAATTTTAAACTTTTTTATTATTTTGTCTTTTGACCTTTTTTAAAACTTAAATAAATATTTAAAAAAATAAGTATTTAAAGACTTACAACAGAAATTTAATATAAATGACAGAAAAAGCACCAACACCGGATACTAACTATAGATTACCTTCAGATGTAACTTTAAAACACGCTGCAAAACTTGGCATCGTAGAAGATAAGCCTATTATGCTAGATTATTGGACAGTTTCTCTAGATAAAAAGGCTCTTATTGGCATTAAAGAAAACGGCGAGAAGTTGCTTGTAAAATCAGAAGATGAGTATACATCTAGCATTGCGAAATTTTACAAGAGTTCTACCGAGTACATTATTATTACTGAAAACTCTATTTATATTGTATCTAGCGATATTCCTAGTAGAAAAATTTCTTAAACATATTTGTTATTTATATAAATTTTTTGTTATTTATATAAATTTTTTGTTATTTATTATTATTTTATAATTAGTTTATATATATGTCATCTTTTGGAAATGGTTCTAATTCAAGTGGTCAATTTTGGTTCGGACAATATGGCTTTTTATATAAGAAAAATGTTGGTGTTGGAGGAAGAAGAATCACTAAAATGACACCTGGAGGCAATATTACATGTAACGGAGAAACTTATTTATATAATAAATATAGACCGGGCGCAAGTGGTGTAGGAGCGTCTAGTATTTCTAACAGACGTGCTAAAAATCGTCATGCTACAGTATGTGAAGGTAATAAATGTTTCCCTTATTTTAATACATTAGGACGATATAATAACTATACTGGAAATCCAGCTGGGTTTATAAATAACTAAAAATTATAATTATTATAAATAAATATTTATATTAAATAAATTTAAAACCATTGATTTAAATTTATTAGATTAAAATGTCGCACAACTTTTTAAAATTTATAAAATTATTTGCTTTAAATAAAAATGTTAAATTTGAACCAGTTCTGTTTTTATTTACAATTCCGCATGTTGGTTACGTTCTTTCGACGCAAAAAGAGGATAATATTACCATAGCAAATAAATACAAATATGTATCGAATGGATTCACGAATTTTATGATTGTTGGTAGTAATGGCACACATTATAACGTCAATAATAGTTTTTGGTTCTGGAAATGGGATTCCATTGAAGACTGGCATAATTTGAAAGTAGGAAATACAATTTATGCAAAATATTATGGCTGGCGAATGCCATTTTTAGGTTGTTTTCCTAACATTATAGATACAAATTACACAGTAAAAGATACAACTAAAATAAATGATAAAAACCATTTGATTTCTATTGACCCTGTTTTGACAACAAATAAGGATAGAATTTCTAGAGATGTTATTACTGCTGCTTTAGTTACGTTTAAATAAAATTATTATATTTATTATTGTCTTCATTATTATATCCACAAAACCTAGTAAAAGATAATACTTTTTATTATCTACTTATATTATGAAGTCAATAAAACAAAGAACACATAAAAAAAGAGAAAAAACACAAAAAACAAAAAAAAAATTTTTATATAATCCTAACGATCCAAAGAAATCATTTGATGTTTATATTGATAAAAATCCAAAAGATACAATTCATATTAAATATACAACAACAGAAGATGTAAAGAATACAATTGATAAACTTGAAAAATTATATAAGGCTAAAAGATATACACATAAACGCATATGGCAAGTAGCTATGATTATGAAAGTTCGTTTAGAAGTATTAAAAAATAAAAAACCTCAACAATATGCTTTATCAAAAAAATATTTTGAATTTTTAGGAAAAAGAACTAAACTAGATAACGAAAAACGTTATAATTCTATATTCAAATATTAAGTTTATACTTAAGTAATTTAAATGCTAAAATGTTCTAGTTTTTCTTCTGTTTTTTCTAGTTTTTCTTTTATTTTTTTTAGTTTTTCTTCTTTTTCCGCCTTTTCTTATTGTCTGCTGTTGAATTGTTGGCGCTCTTATTACTTGTGACCCAAATGACGGTGATGGAGCATTTTCTAGTCTGGCATTCCTCCATGATAAGTAACTTCGTTTTTTATTTTTTTGTTCTATTAAATCTTCTTTATGAATATTTGTAGTATTTATTGGTGGGAAATATGTTTCAAGAAGTGAAATTACTTTATTATATTTGTCTTTAATTAAAATATCTGTGCTATTTTCTAATTTTCTATTAGCAGCTTCTAACGGGTCGCCAATTGTTCTGTCAGCACCATAATCAATAAGAAGTTGTACCTTATCATAGTCTCCAAAATACGCAGCCATAAAAAGCGCAGTATGGTCATTACTATCTTGAATATTAATGCCTTCAAGGTTGCCTTGTGATTTCATTTTATCTAGTATCCACATCATTGCTTCAATTTTGCCATTTCCACTCTGGTATATTAGTGCGGTCATTCCATCAGTTACAGAATGATTTCCTTGTATTGATGTAGTTACATTAATATCCGTTATTTTTCCTTCTTTAATCATTTTTTCCATTTGATTAATATTTTTTTGTCTTCCTCTATTTTCTACAAATACTTGAATATCAGCGGGATTCATTTTAATATATATATAATTTATACATATTAAAATATAAATATTAAAAACAAAGGTTAATTATACCCATAATTTATCGATGGTCTAAATCCAGCTGGTGTGGCATTTTGTGCGGGATTTATATTCAAAAACACCATATTTGCGTAACTCTTTTTTACTGCGTTTGGGTTTTGATTACATTGCGTCAAATAATTGTGCCAAAAGTTTCTGGTTTTTCCTATACTTGGTGCTGTTCCCATCTTCATTGGACCTGAAAATGTGCTATTATCTGTTTTATTAATGTACGATTGAATGCTTCTTATTATGCGAGGTCTGCCTGCCATTTATATATTATATGGTTATATAATTTTTTATAAGTTTATATATTTTTAATTTATATATTTTTAATTAAATATATAAATATTAAATTTAGCTTAAGAGGAGACTCGAACTCCCAATCTTCAGTTTACAAGACTGATGCCTTATCCAATTTGGCCACTCAAGCACTTAAATAATTATATTTATTTCTCTTTAAATGGTTTATTATTATAATACTTTTTTTTTATTTAATTCTATAAAATCTCCTTCAATTTATTCATCGTCTCTTCCGTCAAACTTTTCGGAAAATCAACTTGAAAGTGTATTATTAAATTTCCCACATGTGTGTCTCTTGTTAACCCCATATTAGGTATCACTTTTTTGTAATCCGGTGTAATAATATTGCCACTATTGTTATTTAATGTGTATGATTTACCATTAATATACTTCAATTCAAATTGGAAACCACACAAGGCCTCTTTGAGAGAAATGGTTCGTTTTATTAGTAAATCAACACCACTTCTCTCAAATTCAGTATTATTTATGATTTTAATAAAAACTTTTACATCTCCTTTACATTGTTCGTTTACAGAATTTCCTTTATTTTCAATAAGTATCAATTCGTTATCATCGATTCCCTTAGGTATTGTTATATATAATGTCTCCTTTTCAAAAACCTTTATTCCTTTCTCAACAATCCATCTTTCAACATCAATTGGTACAGTAGTTCCGGATAAAACTTGATCCATAGTTATTTCTATATTTTTATTGATTGGAGCTGGTTTAGTGGGTTGTTGTGTAAAATTTATATTATTACCTCCTGGACCAGTTCTAAATATTCTTATATTTGCTCCTTGACCCATACTTGCTCCAAAAAGATTGCTTAATAATTCATCAATTTCTTCTTGCTCTCCACCTGATCTCATATTACCAAAAGGCATACTATTCATATGAGCAAAAGGCATACCCATATGCGCGCCAAATGGCATTCCGGACATATGTACTCCAAAAGGCATATTCATTCCTCCCATATTCATTCCTCCCATATTCATTCCTCCTCTAAGAAATGGGTTATTTTGTGTCATATCATATTGTTGTCGTTTTTCATCATCACTTAATGTTTCATATGCTTCATTTATTTTCTGAAATTTTTCAACTGTTGTCCCTCCATTTCTATCTGGATGATATTGAAGCGATAAACTTCTAAAAGCTTTCTTGATTTCATCTTTACTTGCCTTTTCATTAACTCCTAAAATAGCATAAAATGTTTCCGAAGACATTTCAATTAATAATATAAAATAAGATATACTTAAATAATTATTTACGTATATTAATTATGGATTCTACAAAATTATTTATTAACAAATACCAACCAGCCACATTAGATGATTTTGGTATTGACAAACAAATAATTGACATTTTTAACGTTTTAATTGCAATGGATAAGCTTAATATTATGCTTATTGGAAATATGGCTTGCGGTAAAACTTCACTCTTAAATGTATTGATAAAAGAGTATTATAAAGGCTTTACATACAAACAATATGAAGATAATGTTTTACATATAAATAGTCTAAAGGAACAAGGTATCAATTATTACAGAGTAGACGTAAAAACATTTTGTCAAACTTGCTCTTCTATTAAAAATAAAAAAAAGATTGTTGTTCTTGATGATATTGACCTTATTAATGAACAAAGTCAGCAAGTATTTCGCAATTGTATTGACAAATTTAGTCATAATGTTCACTTTATATCATCGTGTAGTAATATACAAAAGGTCATTGAGAATTTACAATCTCGTTTCTCAATCATCAAAATTAACCCTATAAAGAGAGAAAATATGCGCGCCATTGTTCAAAAAATTAAAAGTGCCGAAAATATTTTTATTGAACCCGACGCCGAAGAATTTGTCTTGAATGTTTCTAGTAATACCGTTAAAATTTTGCTTAATTATATGGAAAAATTTAAGTTGTTAAATGAAACAATTACACTTGAAATGGCTATTAAAACATGTACTAATATTAGTTTTTTAACATTTGAAGATTATACAAATTTAATTAAAAATAAAAAAATGAAGGAAGCAATCAAACTTATTTATGAAGTGTATGATAGAGGTTATTCTGTTATGGATATACTTGATAATTATTTCTTGTTTGTTAAAAATACAGAGATTATTAGCGAAGACGAAAAATATGAGTTGATTCCTTATATTTGTAAATATATTACTGTTTTTCACAATATTCACGAAGATGAGATTGAATTAGCATTGTTTACAAATAATTTATATAAAATATTAGGAGCTTAATATAATTATCTTCTTTTTCTTTTGTTTGTTTTTCTTTTGTTTGTTTTTCTTTTGTTTGTTTTTCTTTTGTTTGTTTTTCTTCTTTTACCACCCAAAAAGTTATTAAAATATGGATAATCCTCAAGATCAATTAAACTTTTTGCTGAGACACCTGTTTTATTTTTCTTATTAAGTTCCGCTCCGTTTTTAATAAGCATTTTAATAATATCTAAATCATCTTGGGTTGGGTTTTTTTTCTTACATACAGTAATAAGAGGTGTGTCTCCATTATTATTTTCCTTATTCACATCTGCTCCGTGATGAAGGAGACTTTTTGCAACTTCATAATTGCCAAAAAAACATGCAACCATAAGAGGAGTTGATTTATTCGAAGTTATCACTATATCTACATTTGATTTGTTTAATTCCATGAGTTTTTCAATCTCTTGTACATTTCCTTCACTAGCCGCATCATAAAGTTTTTGTTGGTCATTCATTTATATATATTATATATATTATATATATTATATATAATTGTTAATTTAAATTTGTATAAATATTAGGCGTGTAATGTAATTACGCTAGTATTTTATTATTCCATATAATTTTCTGGGTTACCTGTATATTGTAACAAATCAACCAATGATGAAAAGTCTAATTGATTACTAACACGCAAATCATCCAATAATGGTATCACTTGTGACATTGTCCATGTTTCTAAAATATGAGCAATATCGTAATTATTATTTTTCACAATATTTACAGTGTATGGGTCTATATTAGCCCCTTTAGATAATAATAAATTGACAATATCTTTATAACCCTTTTGGCTTGCTATAAAAAGAGGTGATTTGCCTAAAAAATATTCCTGATTTACATCCACAAATATTCCGCGGTTTAAAAACAGTTCTACTATTTTTATACTTCCGCATTGTAGCGCAACATCAATATATGAAGCTATACCTATTGACGGATTTTTTGGGCTTGCTCCACGGTCTAAAAGAACGGTAGCTACATCATCTCGGTCCCAAATTGTAGCGCACATAAGAGGTGTATTCCTGAATTTTTCTTGGTTTTGAAAATTAATATCAAACTCTGGATAATCTATTAGTTCTACAAGATTTTCTAATTCCCCATTACGTATATTTTTATAAAAATTATCATATTTTTCTTGTAAATATGCCATTATATTTTACCATTCAATAATAATATTTTCAAATTAATAAATTCAATTTTATACAAATGAAGATTCTAACGTCTTTTTTTATTATTCGATTTTCTTCTTTTATTAGTTCTAGTTTTTCTAGTTCTTCTTTTAATTGTTTTTCTTCTGCCACCATAGTCAGGCCCTTTTTCGCCCAAGTAACCATTTATATCTAATAAATGCTCAGGGTCTAAAGTTGCTTGACCCCTAACACGCGCTGCTTCATTAGAAGCAGGAATCACCTGTGCCATAGGCCACGATTTCAAAATATGTATGATATCATTACCATACTTATAATTCATCCCTTTGGCAATATTTAAATCATCTTGAAAAATATTAGCACCTTTAGACAACAACAAATTGACCATTTCTTCACTACCACTTCCAATTGCTAAATTTAGTAAAGAACGATTCTGTCCGTTTCGTTGATTTACATCAATACCAATGGCTAAAAAAAGTCTCATTATTTTTACACTACCTTCAGTCGCTGCTACTAAAGGATAATCTTCTTGGGTAGTTACTGGATTTGTTAAACTTGCTCCACGTTCTAAAAGTTCATCTGCTACAGCTTGACGGTCTCTAATTACCGCAACCATAAGAGGTGTATTTTCAAACAGTTTTGGGTTTTGATAGTTAACATCAAATCCTGGCGTGTCCATTAGCTTTACAAGAATTGATAATTTCGCACCATTTTTCAGTTTTTCATAAAATTTATCATAAACTTCCTCTAAATCTGCCATATAATATATATATATATAATTTTAACTTTATAATAGGTTTAAGTTTGCTGATAAAATAACACATGACAAACTAGTTAAATATAATTTGTTATAGTTTATTATATTTTATAAAAATGGAATTTAAAAAAAAACTTTACTATTTTTGTTGTTGCTTTTATACTGAGCCTTCTGAAGAACAACCGAATTATATTACTTATAATGATATATATCAACGAAATAATTACGACACTAGTATTTTAGATTATACAACATCAACCTAAGATTTTGTTTAGTAATTTAGTAATTTAGTAAAAATAATATTATATTCTATTTTGTATTTTTATAAAAATAGAATATATGTCCTCTCAAATATTTAAATCAGAAGTACCAAAAGAATTTTTGTTCAATTTTCTCGATAATATATGTATAAAAAATGAAAAAAATTATATACTTAATTCAATGGCATTCAAAAAAGGTGTATTTAATGAATCTATAGTTGAATTTTTCAAAGACATATATCCACATTATCATAATTCAAAGAAAAAATATTTAGATAAAAAATTAACTTATAATAGTTTTATTACTGTAATACGACAAATATGTAATCATCTTAAAATTACATATACATCTCAGGTTAAATACGACAAATCTGTTTATGATATCATTTATTGTATTTATTTTTAGTTTGTTTTTAATAGCTATTGTAAATATTTGATAACATATTCAATAAATACCTTATCTTATCACGCTTTAAAGGATAATCGTCGTGCATATATATTATATCGGCGGTTTCATTCGATTCCAACATTTCAAATGTAATATCATTTGACGACAATGGAAAGTCAGTGAAGTTATACAGTGCTACTTCCAATACACTTCTTTTATTAATTATGAAAGACAAAAAATCAGCAATATGAGAAGCCTTTTTAGACTTAAAATTAAACGGGTTATAACTGTTTGATTCACTATCATCTGGCTTACCTCTTAAAAAAAACCTGCGCTCAACTGAATCATACCATACAAATATCCTTTTTCGTTCATCAACATTATTCATATTTACATAAATTTCTAATACAAGACAATCTGGAGGTGTGTTATCTTCCTCAATTAAGTCTTCACAATAATCATCGTCAAAGTAAGTGTTCAGGCTCATTTTATATCTTAAATAATAATAATAATTACTATTTAAGTTGGTTTTATAATTGTAATTATGTAAATTATTTACATATTATTATTTACATATTATTATTTACATATTATTATTTACATATTATTATATAATAATGACTTTTACATCAATGACTTTTACAACAATAAATACATTATTTTTTATAGGTTTAGCATTATTGTTGTGTTATATGTTTTATATTATTTATAAATCTAAAAAACAATATAATTTTGGTGAATTAATTGGTACTTTTAATGGTGTAAATGCGTATTCGAATCAGGAGGGTATTTTAAATAGTGACGAAACAAATTATTATAATGGTATATACACTGGTATAAAATGGCAGTGCGTTGAATACGCTCGAAGATATTTGATTGTTAGACATGGAATCACTTTTAGCGATATCAATAATGCGCATGAAATACCTCGCGCAAAATTTACTAAATTGAATGGAAACTCAGTTATAATGAATAATGAATTACTTGTTGGAAGTTTAATTATATGGCCACAAAATTATAAAATTAATGGTTATGAAGGTCACGTAGCGATTGTTAGTTCAATTAGCGCAAAGGGTATTCGTGTTGCCGAGCAAAATTACAATGACAATGAATTTAATAGATTTATATCTTTTACTGATTTAAAAAACGTTATTTTTCTTAGTGTATCTTAAACTCCTGGATACGCCACCTTTTCAACTCCATTACCTAAATTTATGGGTTTTAACCCATACAAACCTGGATAATTCGGTGTCTTCCAAAACCCTACCCAGTCTGGTTTTTCTTCAATTGGTTCTAATATATCGCCCGATTTCGCATCGGGGGAATTATAAAGCAACAAATAATTACCAATTATTGTATTCGATTCCAACACTTCTTTATGAGACAAACGTGTAAACCATTCATATTGACGGCGCTTTAATAACTGTTCAGCAGGTATCCAAATGCCGTAAGTTTGCGGATAAATATCTAAGTAATTATTAGACATTAAATCCTCCAATTTAATAGGCTTATCATCCACATTTTTAATACCTACGTCCACACCACTTATCAAGTTTATTTCACCTCGTTGTATTCTGGTATTTACCCATCTATCGTTGTTTCCTAAAAACTCATTTTCAGCTGTAAAATCGCGTGAATTAGTGCGTTGAATAAAATCAATTAACTGACCTACTGTTCTGTTATTTTTTTTAGCTCCGCAAAATGCTAAATCGGGATAAAAATCGTGCGTTGTGCTTGTAATATTACTATTATTGTTTTCACATGCAAACATTTTGTCGTTTACGGTACCCTTATGATACAGACCAATTAGATTTTTCATACAAACAAATGCTAATGGACATAATAAACCTCCATAAATATGTATTAATTTCATTAAACCTAACATTCGCATATTTGCTAAAATTGGATCTGTTATTGTATTCATATTAATTGACCAATTTGGTATTAACTTCTCAAATGAGTTGTCGTCTATAATACAAATTGTAAATGACTTGTCGCATTGTCTCATAATACTTTTTATAGTTAAGTATAAATATGGTTGATTTAAATCAAATGAACTTCGAGATCCAAAACTTACCCATTTTCTTGAATTGTATTCATACGGAATATGAATCCATAATATAGGCTTTTTACTCTTTGCTAAAGTTACATCGTCTAACAAATATTTCTGAATTGCGCTGTAATTGTCTTGAGATTCTTCTTGTAATCTTTTGTTTTCAAATCGCCTATAAAGGTATCCAAGCACAATTAAAATCGCAAATAATGAAACTAAATTTATAGTAGAAAATGAATTCATATATTATATTATTATATTTTTTTCAAGTTTTCAAGTTTTAATAGGAATAGTATAACTTTTAAATTTTTATTTTATATGGCGAATAGAAGACCAAAATTGTTCCTGTTTCTTCTTTGACTCCTCTAATTGTTTTGCTAATTTATATGCCCGTTCCGTTGTCGTTTTGTCTTCTAATTTGCCTTTATTACTTAAATACTCTCGTGCTTGAATTTCAGATAAAGGTGTTGACGATTGTGAATTTCTATAATCCTTATAATCATTTACATTCTTGAACTTTTTCGTATTGTTGTAATCCTCTATTGTAACTGGAACTACAGTCTCTGTGTGTGCTTTTCTTAAATCCTCATATTGTAAATTACTGAATAGGTCTGAACCGTAACTGTCTGGTGTGTCACCTATTAAATCTGATGCTCCGGCACTATTAAAATGTAAATCTTGTATGCCTTTATGTACCGTTAGAGCCCTCATTTGTTGCTTTTTTCTCTCTATTTCTTCGCCTAATTGCGCCTGAGATATGTTTTGAAAGTCATCAACTCCTTCATTTGATTTTAACCAATCACCATATCCTGAGGACTCATCTTCGCGATCCATTTTGTTTTGTTCAAATTGCTCATTAAACCATTTGTTGAACTTTTTACTATTATTAATTTGTTCTTTTGATAAATAAGCGTCTATCATTTTATTCTTTTCGCTTTCGTCGTAATCAGTTGTGTATTCTGTATTTGTTTTATTGTCTTTTTCTTTCTTATTTTTGAACTGCCATATGTTATAAATGGACTTGTATGCGGATGAATAAAAACGAAAATAATCCGGATTTAACCCAGATTTATCAGGATGAGTTTTCAAGACAATTTTTTTTGCTTGTTTTAAATCTTCTTCTTCAAAATTTTTATCTAATTTGAAAAGATTGAGTAAATCATTCAAATCGTAATTATCTATATTTAAGTCTACTTTTACAGGGGGATTTGAATTATTCATTATTATAATTTATAATTAATATATATTTAACAATTTTTTTATATAATTATTATTTTATTTATTAATTTATTATTTAATTTTACAACAAATAAATTTTACAAAATTTTTTAGACAATTATTTTTTTGTTTTTCCTTTATTTCATGATTAACAAGATTTTCGGTAAATTCTGTTTTATCCTTTTCATCTTCTAATGATACTGAATTTAATTTTTCATGTGAGTCAATTTTTCTTTCCATTATTTATTATATATATATAAATATTACAAATAATATTACAAATATATTTTTATTATTATAAAATTCACTTAAATGTATAATTTGTATAATTTTATAATAAATAAGAAATGCCATTTCATTATACAAAAATTGATGATATAACATTTAATGGTAGTCCATTGTATTTCAGGACTCCAATCAATAATAACATGACACGTGCTACCATATTTTCAGACAAATATATTTATTTTCACACACCATCTATACTACATAATAATGCTTCGGATATTAAATGTCTTGGTAAATTTGTTAAAATGAATATACGTAATAAAAATAATAGTGATGATTTTATTCAATTTTATGAATTTGAATCAGGTACTGTTGATTGTAATAAAAACGGTAAAACAGACGGCGAACTTTATCTAATTGGTATTCCAGATTCTGGTGAAAATATGATACAATTGGACCATATTTTATATAGAGACTGGCCAGTTTTTTACACAATATAAAAAGGATAAAAGGATAAAAGGATAAAAGGATAAAAAGATAAAAAGATAAAAAGATAAAATTGATTATATTATTTGTTGTAATAATAATAATATAATTGTAAATTGTAAAATGGATAAAATACATAAATCCTGGAAACCATTATTTGACAAATATTATTTCAATATTCCCGAGTTATACGCATCCGAAAAAGATGGTATCGAAATTTATCCTCCGAAAGACCAATTATTTCGTGTTTTCGAAATGGATCTAAATGAAATACGTATAGTTTTATTAGGTCAAGATCCTTATCATCGCAAAGGTCAAGCCCATGGTTTAAGCTTTTCAGTTCCTAATGGTGTAGCTATTCCTCCTTCGTTAAAAAATATATATAAAGAATTAGTACGTTGTTTTCCTGACCGTAATTATGAATTCAAGCATGGTAATATTGAGCAGTGGTTTTATAGAGAGAAAATATTTTTGTTAAATGCTTCGTTAACAGTTATTAAATCGGTTCCAGGAAGTCAAATGAGTATATGGGAGGATTTCACAAATGATGTAATTAAGTTCATTAGTGAAAATAATAAAAATTGTATTTATTTATTGCTGGGTAATTTTGCCAAATGTAGAAGTAAATTTATACAGAATAAGGAGAAGATTATTGAAGAAGTTCATCCGTCACCTTTGGCGCGCACATTTGTCGGATCAAATGTATTTAAAAGGGTTGAAGATTGTTTAAAAGATGTCATTGATTGGAGCATTTAGAAAAGTTTATTCATTGATTGATAATACAATATCTTCTTCTTGAATTGATAAAGAGGGTTCTTCTTGAATTGATATAAAAGGTTCAATTGATAAAGGTTCTATTGATAAAGGTTGAATCGATAGAGATTGAATCGATAAAGGTTGAATCGATAGAGATTGAATCGATAAAGATTGAATCGATAAAGATTGAATCGATAAAGGTACTTCTTTTTTATTTATTTTCACTTTTACATAATAATAAATTGATAATACTAGTATAAAACTACTCATTGAGGCGAAAAGTATGGTTAATAATTCTTTTACACTAAAATCTTTGGTTGAATCGGATATAGTGGTTGTTAATGTAGGGTTAAACGAAGTAATTGATGAAGGGTTAAACGAAGTAATTGATGAAGGGTTAAACGAAGTAATTGATGAAGGGTTAAACGAAGTAATTGATGTAGGGTTAAACGAAGTAATTGATGTAGGGTTAAACGAAGTAATTGATGTAGGTGATAATGAAGGTGGTAATGAAGGTGATAATGAAGGTGGTAATGAAGGTGGTAATGAAGGTGATAATGAAGGTGATAATGAAGGTGGTAATGAAGGTGAAAATGTATTATTTTTTAAAACCATTTGTGAAACACTATAATTACTTACTATTACATTTTGTGTTGAAGTTGAATTTAGTGAAATTGAAGCAGATTTTAAAAAAGTAATGAAATTACCATTAGTAATAGCAGTTGCTAAATTTGTTGTTAATGATGTGTAAATTATTGACGGGTTTATATTACTATACTCGTTAGTTATTGGAATATTTATTTGAGTTGTTGCTTTAATATTATATGTTGACAATAAATGATTAATTATTAATTTTCTACGAGTTACTAGTTCTTGTCCTAAAAATAATACGTAATTTGTGCTTATATTTATAGAAGAAGCTACAGCAATTAATATAGCAGATTGCGCTTTTATATCTAATGATGGCTGTGTTAATCCAGTTATTGTCATAAATGTTTCAAATGATAATACCGGAATAAACTTTTTGGGTTCTAAAGTAGGTAATAACGTAGTAATAGATGTAGGTTTTAATGTAGGTTTAGAATAACTAATTACATTACTGTAATATTTACTAATTGAAAATGTATATGAATTTATTAAAGATAAATAACTATTTCTCGAACTTGAATGTTTTATGCTTTTAGTAAAAAAACTATAATACATATTACTATTTTTTAAATCATGTGAATTATAAAAAGTCAAATAGTTTTTATTTGAAGATTTTGAATAATATGATAAACAATTTTTATAACTAAATACATTTGAATTAAATACATTTGAATTAAATACATTTGAATTAAATACATTTGAATTAAATACATTTGAATTAAATACATTTGAATTAAATACATTTGAATTAAATACATTTGAATTAAATACATTTGAATTAAATAC